TGAAAATTTACCGCCAATTGTTACACCTGTTAAATCTGCTTCGGAGTAGAGGGTCAGAGAAATTTACCGCCAATTTTCTAACATTGCTTATCGTGATTGCCTACTCATAGCCAATCGTCGCCAATCGTTGCGGATGATGCCGGCGACGGGCACAAAAAAGCCCGCACTCGGCGGGCTGAATTGCCTATGTTTTGTGCAGTCTATCGGCCATGATTGACGCTCGTAGCCGTCCAGTCTTTCGCGTCAATAGCCGTCAGCGTGGCAAGCGTCATCGGGATTGCCAGCTCGACAAACTCCCCGGAACCCGTCACGTTGGACGCAATCGGGATGCTGATTGATTCAATGACCATGGGCATCCAAGTGCGCCCTTTGTAGGTCATCCCTACCAGACTGGGCGCCTTGCTGGGCATGATGGCCGACCACCAATCAGCACTGCCCTTCTGGATTTGAACCCCCCGTTCGATCAGCGTTCCCTCGTTGACGATGGCTTTCGGCAGAGACCATTCCACGAGTTTTTCCATAGGCCGCTCGACCTCATCGCGGGCATTCGACCACGCCCGGAATAGTGCCGTGACGCTGAATTTGACCGGGGGCATACCGCTGAAAATTTGCGTGCTGTTAAGCTTCGTCACGCTTGACCGGCCTTGCGCCTGCTTGAGCGCCTCGTTCGCCATCCCGCCGTCTCCCTCGAATCCAAGGGCCGATCCCACCGCGTCCACTACCTGAGACAGGCCGCCGGTTTGAAGCATGGCGGTCAGGTAGGGGGCGCTTTGGTCTACGCCGGATTGCTCGAATGGCGAGGTCCAGTTTTGGGTAAGTTCGCAGCTCGCATCCGTGAGCGGCGCGACTACATACAGGCCCTCTTTGCGCTTGTACTCGCTGCCCACCTTCTCAACCTCAAAGAAGGTCGCCAACAGGTTCGTATTCAGGCCGTCCCACTGGCTGCCTAGGCGCTCTCGCTTAGGTACGTCTCGCTTCTCTTTGACGGCTGCGTGAGAGACAGTAATTGCCATTTCTTCCTCATTGTTCCGTTTTGCGTAACAATCGATTGTCTCGCTTATCGAAACAATCGGTACAGGTAAAAAAAAGGGGAGGCACAAGCCTCCCCGCGTCCTAGGTCAGAACGCTATCAAAGCCCCATTTGCTTGCGCTTGCGCATGCTCTTGGCACGCTTAAGCATAGCACGCGCATTGTGCGACTTCAGGCGCGCCTTTTTGATGGCCACTTTCTGCTTGGCAGACAGGCGCACGGTACCGCTCACGCGCTTGTTGATGCGCACTTTCTTGCCGTTACGCACCACCAGTTTTTTCTTGTAGACGGCATCCAGCGCCGCGCCTTCATCCTCGTCTTCACCGAACACGTAGGAATCCACGTCAGCGTCGGCGGCATCACCCTCGGGCAGGGCCGAAATAACAAGCTCCAGCACGCGGTCTGCCACTTCCGGCTCAAACTCGTTCAGCAGTGCGGAAACGTCATCCTCGGGAACGCCCAGATTCAGCAGGTAGTCATAGGCGGCTTCGAGAGCGATCTCCAGCAGGTCCTGCTCTTCCGGCGTGATCTCGCCGTCCTTGTCCTCATCAGCGATGCCGATAAACAGAGCAATCAGGCGGTCGGCAGCGGTCTCGCCGGCGTCGAGGTCATCGGTCTCTGCCCATTCGCGCACGGCATTGACGGCAGCCAGCCCGATATCCCGGGTAGCGTAGTCGGCAGCGGCGTCCAGAATGGAATTCTTGTCGGCAGGGTTCAGGTCTTCATTCTCTTGCTCAGCCCGGGCCACGACGGCCTTTTCTGCTTTGGCCGAATCGAATTTCACGCGCCGATCTTGGCGCAGATAGCTAGTCAAATCCATTGTCTTTTCCTCATTTGCAAATGAAAAAGCGCCCAAACTACAGGCGCTTAGATTCTAACCCTTCGGCTGCTTACTATTCCATGTCCGGATCATGGATGACGTATTGGCCGTGTTGGTTGGTCTCGGCAATGCTAGACCCAAGGAACGAGGTCCGGTAGGCGTCTCCGCAAAGCATGTCGTCCAGTCCATTCCCGAACGACAGAGCATCGGCTACTTCCTCATCCACGTATCCCGCCGCCAGCCCTTGCGCGATCAATGCACGCTTGACGGGCCACCACCAAGGGCCGTAGTTACGGTAATCCGCCTTCTTGTCAGCGATACGCCCGGCAATCACTTTGGCCACACGTTCAGTATCCGAATCGTTCATCTGGTAGTAGTCGCGCCAGCCCTTCGCAACGTCCTCGGTGTACGCAAAGTTCTCTTTGATCTCTTCGATATCCATTCTTCAATCTCCGCAAAGGGGACGCCTCATCATATCGGCGCCCCCTCTCTACGTCAATCAGACGGGTTTGATAACAAGCTCTTTTTCCTTGACGGCATCAGCAAACGATTCATCCTTGAACAGTTTGTCCAGCGCCTTCCCGGGAACGGCCCACTGCTTGTTTACGCCATCCCAGCGAGGCTTACCGCCGGTATCGTAAGCGGCCTGCTTGATGCGGTCCTTAAAGCCGAACGTGCGGAATCCAGTGATGCCGAATTCCTTATCAGCCGGGAAGCCTTCCAGAATCCATTTCTCCATGTTCGCCGCATCTTGCGCTGCTTTGGCTTCCTTCTCTTCCTTCTCTCTCCGCTTCTTCTCTTCCCATTCCTGATTAACGCGATCCTCCTCTTCGCGGGCCTGTTTGACGAACACTTCCATCTGACCCTGCATCGATTCCACGCCCGGGAAATCCTCTGCCGAATAGAGGTTGTAGTGCAGTTTTGCCGCACGTCGAAGGCCAAGGATTGAAAGCATCCGCGCCACTTTTGGAATGTCATAGCTACCGTAACGGTATGGCGAGTATTCCTGCTTGGCCAGTTCGATTGCCTGCTCAACGATGGCCGGGTCTTTGAGGTAATGGTTCTCGATGTTCTGGGACAGAAGCTTCCGGAATTTCTCGTTCCGTACCACCATCAAATCGCTCATAACAGCATCAATCGAGATCAGATATTGCGCGGCAGCAGCAGCCGTTGTTTCAATGTCAACCTCGGTCCATGTGCCATCATCTTTGAGCGTGGCGACGCTATACGGATCGTAATTGATGACGGAATCCCGATGCGCATCACGGCTAATCCCGAACAGCGGATAACCGTAGGAACCCATCATCAGAACGGGTACGCCCTCTTTCCACAGAACGTTAGCAAGGTCGCCCTTCCATTTGGCGACAACCTGCGTGTATTGCGTGATCGCCTTAACGGTCTCGAACGTCCTTTCCTCTTCCTGCATCGCCTGATACGTATCGATCTTGGCAAACTCTTTCAGAATGTCGTGAGGAACCTTATCCTCATCGATCAGTCGCTCCATGCCGACCGGGGAAGTATCCATGGCAGCGGAACGCCGGCTATCGTCTTTACGAAGAGTTGCGAGGCAAAGGGATTTCCTGATGTTCTTCACCACAACCCCGATACCGTCATTCTTGGTCATGACAAACTGACCCGGGAAAGCAAGCTCATCGCCAACCCTGAAGAATTCCCCGTCCTTGACGTGCTGGATTTCACGTTCATTCAGGCCGCCATCGCCAGACAGGTTCTCCACCTGCTCATTGGCGCTCTTGACGCTATCTTGTAGTGCCTCAATGTCGTTCTGCCATTCCTCGCGCACGGACGGATCAGAATAGTTCCGATAGCGCGTCCGGATTTCTCTCTGCTTCTTCTCAAGCTCGGCAATGGTCGACGTAAGCCGTTCCTTGGCCTTGTCGCTCTTCGACAGCGCCAATTGCTTACGCGAGACTTCCAGTTGCTGATTGACCGGCGTAATAAGCTTGTTGATCATCGAGGTTGCCCAGCTTGCCATGTCGGACGCTTTTTTCAGCTCCTCCGCGCTCTTTTGCGCAACCTCAATCATGATCATTTGTTGAGTGACGGCACGGTCACGCGCTGCTTTCTTGGCCTTCTCTTCAGCTTGCGCTTGCGCTTTGGCAATGCTCTCGGCGTCGCCCATACTGTCAATAAGCGAATTCATCTGCTCGCGTGTCAGGCCGGCATTCACTGCCACCGTGCGGCCTTCGCCAGTCATTACCTTCTCGATCCAGTCGGCCTTCTTGTTGACCATGGACCGCTTCATCTGGTCGAAAGTTCCTTCGGCATCGTAGTAATAGACGTTCACCTTCGCCGTCTCGTTCCCCTGCCGAACGCCCCGGCCGTTACGCTGCTGCAAACTGTCAGGCGTCCATCCAATCGTCAAATGGTGGATGGCCTGCGTGCCCTTTTGCAGGTTGATGCCGACCTCGGCCTTTTCGTTGGCAATGATGATGCGATAGCGCCCGTCATTGAAGCCGTCCTGCACGTCCTGAATCTCTTCAGGCGAACCGTTGCGCTGGCCCGTAACGATGATGACCTCCGACGCGGGCACGCCCATACGTGAGCAAATGAACCGCTTCAGCTTGTTATGGGTTGCCAGCATGTCGCAGAAGACGATCTGTTTAGCGTGCTCGATGCGCTCGCCATTCTTGATGCCGCGAACGTTCGCTGCTTCGGCCTTCATGTTCTCGATAAGGGCCTTGAATTTCTCCGACGGATTCACGTCCAAGGGTACGTCAAGCTTCGCGGCCAGCGCCTCGAATTTGTCTTGTGTCTCCCATGACGTTGTATCGATGATCGTGCGCTTGCCATCGAAGACTGCCCCAATCTGGACGATGAATTCAACGTCATCTTCATCTTCAGGATTGACCGTAACCTTGATGTTTTCGCTCGCACCAAGGCGCGGTCCATAGGCGCGCTTCTCCTTGATCTTCAGCGCGTTGAATTTGTCCATCAGCTCTTCGGACCCGCCGATATAGATCGTGCGTTTCTTGGCTGCATCCTCATCAACCATCAGTTTCGACATATTCGACAGAAGGTTGAGCGGGGACATCAGCGTTTTGACCTTGGACCCGTAGGTGTCTGCCACGTGCTCGGGAATTTCCGGGCCTGCGTCAACCGAACCTTGCATGATCTGGTAGGCGAGGATCATCTGACGCAATTGCCGCTCAGTGTCGTTATCCAGCGGCACACCCTGCACCACCTCTTCACTATCCGGCTGGACAATGTTCCCAGCGTCAGCGGCCGTCTTGATATCGCACACTCCTCGCACCAAGCGAGCCAGAATCTGCGTGTTTTTCAGGCCAACGAAAACATCCATCATCCGTTCTTCGCCATCAACACCGAGTTCTTCGCGGTTTTCGACGATGACAGATTCCTTGATGAAGTCGCCCGGGCCAGCGACACCACACGCATCGTTCACCGCGTCCATGCCTTCGACGATGGACATCATCCCGTAAATTTCCAGCGGCGAGTTAGTGATAGGCGTAGCGGTCAGGCCCAGCACACCGGACCCATGGTCACGACGGATCAGCCAAGTCTTGCACATCACGTCCACGGCTTTCTTGGATGCAGGCGGCAGCGACAGGAATTTGGCACCACGTACACCGATGGCGAGAACCGCGTTCTTGTTGACGTGCATTTCGTCGAACACAACCGAATCGATGCCCAGCGTGTGCCAGTAAGGCGCGCCATCGCTCTTTCCGTCTTCGGTCAGAATCTTCTCGATGGCATACAGGCGGCTTTCTACACGATTGCTATCAGCGTCAGAAATTTTGTCCCCGTAAGCATCGCGGTCGTTCAGGCGCATGGCGTCCAGATATTCCTTAACATCCTCTTCCCGGATGCGGATACGCTGGAATGCTTCGGCCGTCATGAAAATCTTCGAGTGAACGTTATCCGCGATGCGCTGCAAATCAGCGTCGAACCGCTTGGAATCAACGTCAAGCTTTCCTTTCTTCTCGACGGCACCGACTACCAGAATGTCATTGGCAACGTCAGCGGAAAACAGGCGGTTGGCTTCCTTCACCCAGTTTGTGATGACGGACTTTGGCACGACGAAAACGGTCTTTTTCTTCGCGCCGATAGCTTGCGCATACTGCACGCTGGCCAGTGCCGTGAAACTCTTGCCGAGGCCCACATCGAACGAGTTGATGCCGTTGAAGCGCGCCGCAATCTTGCGCACGAAAGCGCGTTGATAGCCGTGCAGTTGGATATCGCCAGACAGGCCGGGAATCGTCAGCGGGCCGTCGCTGGCCTGCGTTTTGAAGAAGGCGTTCTCAGCCGAATTCAGGCGGATATCCAGCGCCGTCTTGAGCGCACGATTCGAGTGAACCCACAGGTTGAATTGCGTATCAAGCTTGTTCAGGTACTTACGATAGTCGTCGAGAAGGTCGCGCTTCGCCTGCTTTTGCTCATCATCAGAAACGCCGTCAATCTTCAGGTTCCCGAACGACACGCGACCATCGTTCACGTAACCGACAAGGGCGCGCACGAACAGTTTGTCAACGTTCCCGAACGCTACATACTTCACCTCAGACGCCGGCAGCACAACAATGTCATCATGCGCTTGGAAGCCTGAATAGTTCGATTTGCTGACATACAGGCTCAGGAATTCCGCCTTAGCATCCGCTGACACGTACTTCGTCGTAAGCGTAAAGATCATCTTGGAAACGTCGATTTTCTCGATACGTTCCATCGCAAGCGCGATCTGACGGGCTTTGCGCTCAGGCGGTACGTCAGCGTTTTTCAGTGCTTCCAGAACATCAGCAGCCTTGCCGGTACAGACCTCATCCATCAGCGCGACCATGCCGCTGTTGTGGACGAATTCTTCCCCGTCAACGTCGATGCCGTTCTTGCGCATGTCATCGATGCTGACCCATTTCTGACGGCCCTTTGCGACCTCGAATTTAGCGGCATTGCTCTCGATGGTCTTCAGCTCGGCAACCTGCCCGAACCAAACGGGCGACAGAACGCCACTATCGGTAAACGCCTTGAATCGGTTGTAGACGCCTTTCGCGCTCTCTTTCTGCGTGACGTTGCGTGCGGCCTTGATGGAAGCTTGCACGTCCTCGGTCAGGCGCGGATGCTCTTCCCCGAGGTTATCGGTCGGGGCTTTCGCATCGAACGCTTCGACGGCCGCGCACACCAGAACATCAATGCGCTTGCCAAGGTTAAGCGTGTTGACCCATGGTTTGACGGCCACGTGATTGTCGGCAACGTATTGCAGCGCACCGGCCACCTCATCGTCACTGAAGTCTGCGTAGTAGAACTGAAGCGCGGTCAGGTCCATTGCCTCGATGACCTTGGCAAACTGGTTGACCTTCGCTTCGGCGCGCTGCACTTCCACGAACGTTTCACCATCCCAGCGCATCAGCGTACCGTCCGGCGCCGTAATCTCGTCGCCCACGTCATAGGCAAGGCTTACGTCCGCCGCTCCAAGCGCATCCCAGTTGATGCGCGATTTGAAGCGCAGCTCTCGCAGCAGGGGGCCGATTTCCGTAACGCTTTTGGTGGACACAACCTTCTGCGTCTCGCCCCAGCGGCCGTTAACCGTCACTTCCTCGCCATGCAGGTACTTACGTCCTTCGCCCTTGAACCAATTGCCGTCGATGAATTCCTCGTAGAGAACTCCCATTTCTCGCAGCTCATCGGCTTTGCCTGCACGGAAAAGAGCATCGATCTTTTCAGCCGCATCAGCCCCGTGCTTCTTGAATACGGCAACGTCCGTAATCACGTCAGCGCCGGTCGATTCAAAAACGCTGTTAGGCAAGCGGATAGCGCCGCAAAACTCGGCCTTCAGGCTGATCATGGTCCGCACTTTGGTTTCACGCGCCCCACGATTGGCAACGACGCTACCCGGCAGAATCACGGCCATCAGACCGCCCGGCTTCAGCTTGTCGAGGCCGCGCAGCAGGAAGTAGCCTTGCAGGCTTTGATCTTGGTACTTCTGATCCATGCCCTTAGCGGTACGGATGCCGGAATCACCGAACGGAACGTTAGTTACCAGAGCATCAAACGTGCCGTCAGGCGTGCGCGAGGCGAAGCTCTCGAACGGCTCAATGGCAACGTTATTGCCGGTTTTCGAGTTAAGCGCCTTGTTGATCTTGCCGGAAACCTCGCTGATTTCCACGCTTTGCATAACGACGCCCTTTGGTGCAGTCGCGCCAAAAATGCCGGTACCGCTGCTAGGGTCCAGCACTTTACCGCCCTTGAACCCGAACGATTCGCCCAGCATGTCCCACATGCCCGAGACGATGGGTTTCGGCGTGTAGTACTCCGTCGCGCTGCCAACCTTGCCGGTAAGCGGATTTACCAGACCGCCGCCACAACCGCTATACGCGGCCAGCACGGCCTTTTCTTCTTCGTTGAGTGTCTTACCCTCATCGAGGCTTTGCAGCAGCGCATAGGCCGCATCATTGGCCTTCTTGCGTTCGGCGGTCTTGCGTTCTGCGTCAAACTTGAACGCTGCTTCTACGGCCTCTTTCTCGGCGGTCCGTTCCTCAGTCTTCGCCCCTTTGAGCGCATCAAGCGCGGCCTTGATGGCCTTGATACGTGCGAGGCGTTGAGGGATCGTGTCGCGTGGAAGGGCTTGGGCAGCTTTCAGGTTTTTGATCAGCTTCAGCTTCTCAATAACTGTCATTGGATGTTCCTTTTTTGCGCAAAAAAAACGGCCGGAATCTCTTCCGACCGTTCTGATTTTAGGCTATCACCCTGTCACTTCATGGATTCTTCAGCAGCAGAGACCATGTATTCCTCGTATTTGGAAAGGGCCTTTTCCAGCAATTCCAGCATCTCGCCGGACGTGTAACGTGCTGCGATCTCTTCCAAGCGCGCATCGTCGGCGGTGGCCGGATCGAACGTTTCGAGATAGGCCCGGTCGGCGGCTTCCTGCGGGTTCACCGGATCATTCAGCGGCGTAGCATTCACTGCCTCGGCTGGTTGTTCCGCGACGGGTTTAGGTGCCGGCTCATGCGCGGGTTCCGTGACGGGCTCTTCCAGAGTAGGCGGCTCTACCAGCACTTCCGGCAGCGGCGTAGCTTGCGGCTCAGGCGTGGCCTTCAGCGCCTCAATGCGTGCCTCGGCGGCCTGCGTGATCTCGTTACGCTGGGATGGCGGGAAGTCGTTCCGCACCATTTCGACTTTCTCAAGCGCGGCCAGAACGCCAGATTCATCGGTGGCCGCCTGAATCTCGCCCATGATCTCGTTGTAGAGCGGCATGTTCAGTTCGGCGCTCTTGGCATAGAGAGCGGTACGGACGGCTTCGCGTTGCTGATCAAAATCGACAGACCGCTTCGTATCTTCCGTGACAAAGCGGAATTCACGGAACGTCGCAGACTTCTTCAGACGACGAATGTCTTCGATGGATGTTGCCGAGTTGATAAGGATCATCACTGCATCATGCAGGCGAGTGACGCGCTCTTCCAGAGTCTCGGGTTTGGGTTCTTCAGGCGATGGCGCTGCTTCCTGCTTGGCTTGCTCGGCGGCTTTGCGTTCTTCCGCTTTTTTCTTTATTTGAAGTTCTCTGCGCTTGTCACTAATACTTGTATAAAGATGCGACATATGCTCTTCATCAATACCCGGGATTTTGTGAATGAACGCCTCAACCAAAGACAATTCCTCTTCAAATTCAGCGGCTTTCAATTGCTCGCCAAATTCTTTAAGCATTTCCTGTTTTTTCAGATACCGCTCATGGTTCATATCGCTTACACGCTGCTCCAACATCTCCTTGATTCGCTTTTTATCATTGCGCGAAAGTTCAGCGTCACGGATAGCAGTCTGAAGGTCTCTGACATCAGAAAAGCGAGTGAGATTGGCAATCTTTTCCTCTAACGCTGCTGCTACTGCCGGATCATACTTGCTTTTCCTGCCTTTCTTGACCTCTTGATGAGTGGGCGCGCCATCCGAACCGCTCGTAACCTCAGGTTCCGGCGTAGCTTCGGCCTCCGGCGTCACTTCAGGTTCAGGCGCGGGCTCAGGTTCAGGCGCCGGCATGTTCCGCTTCTCTTCGAGTTTCATCCGAAGAATTTCCAGCTCATGCGTCTTGTCGTCCACCTCTTTTTCCAGAACGACAATTTCAGCTTTAAGGGCCTCCACACGCGCTACGCGCTCGACACGGGCAGCATTGTTCCGCTCGAATGTCGGCCGATTCTTGATGGCGATCTTTGCCACGCGGCGCATCACCTCTCGCGGGTCCAAATCCTGCCCTTTCTCCGGCGCTACCAGAATCGTGATGTCCTTTTTGTTGAGCATCCATTTCCATGATATCAGCTCATCTTGCGGCGCGATCTTGGCCGGCGTCACGTCCGGATTGTGGAAGTAGATGCTGATCGTCTGGCCGTCAGCAAGCTCATAGACAACCGCCACTTGAGCTGTTCCGTTCTTCTTGAACGGCTTGCTCACTTGGAAGTTAAGCGCCTCGGACCCGTACCGCTTCATCTGGTTCTGCATGATGCCGGCCACGCGCTCAAGGCGCATCATGGGCACTACCAGAGCATCAAGCTCCACGATCTCGTCAGCGTCGCCATAGATATCGTCAAGCGTCAGCGGCTCAAGCGCGAGGCTGGTAGGGTCAGTTTTGCGAATCTGGTAGAGAATTTCCGTCATCGGGACATCCGGATCGCCGTTACTATCCCAATAGACCTTATTGAGTTTGGGTTCTTCCTTGATCGTCGGTTGCATTGCGCCACCTTCCTTAATCCATTGTTGAAACTGCGTCATCGTCATCTTTGTAGCCGTAGCACGTTGCGCGTAGACGTTCCGGTACGTTTCCTCGGCATCCACCTTGGAAGTGAACCCGAGGAACACTTTCGGCTCATCGAATTTGCCGCCCTTCATATGGTCGATGACAAACACGTCAGCCGTCACGCTTGCTTGCGGCGACAGGAACATATCGATAGCTGCGCCATCCGGGGCTTTCGTGCCGGAAATGTAGCCGTAGTGAGCCGTCAGGAATGACGCCCCTTTGCGCCATCCTGCCGGGATTTCCACGCACAATGCCAGCGGCCCGAACGTAGTGCGTTGGACTTTTCCGTTACGCGCCTTACGTTGCGCCTCGGTCAGCATCTTTAGGCCGTGAATCATTTCAGCGCCTCGGTGGCTTCCTCGATCTTCTTATCGAGATCGGCAATAACTTCTTTCAAAGCGTCGCGCTTTTCGGTCAGGGATTTCTCCGTTTCCTTGACCGTGTTACGGATGCCAGCCGGAATCGTCACTTTGGTGCGGGCAAGCTTTTTCTGGAAGGCAGCGCGCCCACCGTCCAGCTTCGACGCAATTTCCTCGATGGCCTTTTGGTGCTCATCCTGATTCTTGAGCGGCAAAACGCTGCCATTCAGCAGCACTTGATACACGTCTCCGGTGGGCTTGATACGGGCCGTCACGCGCTGGGAATCGGCAAAAGTGAAGTCGAATTCCTTGTAACTCACGCCAGCACTACGCTTAGGCTTGCCCACTGCCATTTCCACGACGTTGCAGCCGAGTTTCAGAAAGGCGCTTTTGATTTTCTTGGCCGCCGGATCATTCTCCGACAGCGTTTCAAACTTGAATAGAACGTTCTTCATGGGGTGCCCCATTGTGTGTACACCCCGTCATTCTAAAGGTCAGAGAACAGATTAGCGGCCTCTTCGGTTGCTGCCTCGGCGGCTGAAATCATCGTCTTGTCGCTCACACTTTCGCCGCTGGCCGTGTACGTGGAAGTCTCAAGGAACGCGAATGCCCACGTATCGGCAAGGTCAGGCGAACCCATACCCTCCCATTCCGGGCCGTGCTTTGGGGGGACTCTTAAGCGTCCTTTATCCGTGAATGTCTTCGGGATGCGCGATACCTGATCCAGCCCAACCGCCCGATGATCGTTTGTCAGCACGCTAAAGCGCCCTTCCTTGATGGCCCGGGCCAGTTGGTGCGTGGCTTGAGCGCGCAAATTCAGGTATCGATCCTTGTTCACATTGCGGAAACAGGGATTGCCCCAGTTGACGCGCTGGACCATCTTCCCGGCGTCTTCTAGGTCTTGGCAGACGTTGATACCGAGGCCGCCACTATCCACCACAAACGTAACGTTAGGGTAGGGCGCCGCCGCCTCGATGATGTAATGGGCAAACTGATTGGACCGGATATTGTTCGTGAACAAAGGAATGTCCACCACCTCTACGCGGCGTTCTTCTCCGTACCCATACACACGGCAAACAGATACCGCGCTCTTGTCTCGCAAGCCCTCACCGGATGCAATGTCGCAGCAAATGAAGTATCCGTAGTGCTCGTTCGCGTTGATGATCCTGCCGCGCTTGTATGCGTTCTCGACGGCCTTTCTGCCAACAAAGAAGCGGGCCGAATCTTGCGGGAATAGGCCAAGGATGCGCACGCGCCGTTCGTCGTCATCGTACATTGCCCATAGCGTTTTCAGCGATTCATCCGATACGTGCGGCGAATCGATGGATGACATTGTGATGTTGTGCCAAGCCCCACCGTTACGCTCGCTCAGGCGGTTGAAGGTATCGTAGAAGAAGCCGCTATTCTTCGTGGGCTGGGAAGTGATGATGAAGCGGTTAGCGGCCTCGGTCAGAGCGCCGTTAAGCGTCATCATGACGGTATCCGGGATCGATGAACCTTCGTCGGCAATGATGGTCAGGAATTTAGCGTGACGGCCAGCCATCTTGTTGGCGTTTTTGGCGTTCGCCGTCTTCAGCTCCATCAGCCAGTTTTGTTCATATCCCCTGACGCGCAAATCCCCGGACGCCATTAGCTCGATCTTGTCTGCCAGCCACGCATACGGGCCTTCTTTGATGCGGCCGATTTGCGACGCAATCTCTTTAAGCGTGGATGCCTTGATCTGGTCGATATCGTTGGCGGTAACGAGAACCCATGCCTTGTAGTGGGTGAAGAGAAGCCAAGGGATGATTACGGAGAGACTGAACGACTTCCCCGTTCCGTGGCCTGACGCCACGCTGACACGGCAACCCGGGGCACTGACGGCATCCATCAGTTCCTTTTGTTGAAGGGACGGCTTCAGCTTCAGCACTTCGACCGCAAAGCGGAAACAGCTTCCGGCATACCGCTCAACGAACGGCAGCCATCGCGGGTCTTCTGGCAGCGGGATAAACGCCATCACTTCACCTCGATATCTTCAACGTCAAAGCCGAGGCGCGCCGCCCGGCCCTCAATGGCGCGCTGCTTTTCTTCGATCTCTTCGGTCACGCGCTCATAGACGCCCTCTAGCTGCTTCTCAAGGTTGGCAGCATTGAACGTCACCTCCTCCCTCACCTCAACCTTATCTTTCCAAAGATGCGGCTGACGGTTTGTAAGCCAGAACTTGATGGCGGCAACGTCCGGAAGAACGTCCTTATCAACCGCGATTGTTTCGGGGCCATTGGGCGAATTCACCACCTTCATTTCCGTTATCTGGTAGCCCATCGCCCGTTTGAAGAGCGAATGCGCTATGTTCGCATCGGCCAGCATTCGGGCGCGTTTGACCGCTTCCCCAAACTCCGGATGTTCCTTGCACCACCGGACCACAGTACCTTCGGCCACGTCGAAAGCGTCGGCCAAATCCTTGAGTGTGCCACCTAACAGGCCGATCTTGTAGGCGACCTTGTGCATGCCGGGCACGTATTTCCCTCCCATTGACAGAACGTCATCGGGAAAGGTATTGATCTCGTCTGGTTCATCATCGTCGCGCTTGGCCATGATCGAATCTACAACCTCTTCAGGTAGTGCCTGCGTAAATCGCTCTTTGAATTTCTTCCAGCCCTCAGAAACGTAATGCCGGTGGATTTCGGATCGGCTGATACCGTATTTCTCCGCAAGCCACCGGCTTCCATATCTGGGGGATAGTTCCCATTCAAGGCGAAGCGCGGCCCAGTTCGTCATTGAGGTACTCGGTGGCCTTCTCCCCGGCGTACTCAAATCGCCGGATTTTCAGGCGAACGTTAGATACTTTCTCGCGGCCGCCATAGATACGGGCCTGAAGCTTCGCGCCGTTACGCATGTCCTCAAACTCGGGGTTATCGGACGCGAATTGCTGGAATGCGAGCGCAATACTGTCCACCACCGACGCCAGCTCCTCGGTGCTTTCCTTGATCTTGTGGATTTGGTCGCTTACGGACCGAATGGCGCATAGATCGCGCTTGCGCGTGCGTTCCCAGTACTCGAACAGGCAGGCGCTAACGTCCCGATCTTCGCGGAAGTTTTGGTCAAACTCGAAGTCTGACGATTGGCAAAGAAGGAAATCGGTTGTCACGCTATAGGCGCGTGAGCAAAGAATGACGTACTCAAGGGACGGCGCAATCTCCCCGGCTTCGATCCGCATAAGGTGGACAGAATTCTTGGCGCCGATCAGCTTAGCGGCAGCGGTTGTAGTGAGATCGCACATTTTGCGCGCTTCAGCAAACCGCTTGCCGATTGAAACAAGGTCCATACGGAAACCATTAACAAATGATATGAGACCGTATCAATGTAATGGTTTCCGCCTATTGTGTCAATGAGTTAGCGAATGTTCGCGCTCATTCCCCGTCTTTTAGGAATCGCATGATGTTCCGTGCATCTTCCAGCGGGATATCTACGATCTTTTCGTAGTTCAGCCCAAAATGATCAAGCAACGTTCGGTCCATCCATTTACCGAGAATGGGCTTTACGTGCTGATTGTAGAGCGATTCACCGAACGGCCGGACCGCTGGGGGCAGGTATTCCCGTTCCTTCTCGGTTGCGGCTTCAGGCGGTGACGCCGCCTCGGTGGCTGCTTCGACAAATTCCACATCCTCGATAACGTCAGACACGGCCTCCCCGGCGCGCACGGCGTTTACTACCTCTTTGGCTTTCGCGGCACGTTTCTTCTCGGCGGAAGCTTCCGCTTTCGTCTTGATGCCGGCAGTGGGAGACGGCTTCACGGCTTCGGATTCATTGACTACATACTCGTCGAATTCCTCGCCAATGGCCTTGCCTGCCATCTCCTCGGCGGTATACGCGCCAGCAACGGAAGGAAACCCCTTGCGAAGGGCTTGTGACATAGCGCACTTGGCCAGCATCCCATATGGGCGCTTCTTCCACATGGCGTTAGGCGTGCCCTTTTTATTAGTGCTGACGCATTCAGTGAACCGTTCATAGCCGACAAACTCAGCAATGCGGCCGCCATCGATCAGACGCAAAACTTTGACCTTGCACCACGCCGGATAGGTGATCCTCTCTTCGCCCAGAACCTCCGTAACATCCGGACCATACTCCGGCTCACCGATGCCCGCGCAGCCGTTACGCTCGGCTGCTGTTAGGTGGAAGTTCACCCCGGGCATGATTGTGTCCCGGGTTTTTCCTGTCTTGGCGTCCCACATGGGCACGATATGGACAGGCCGCTGCATCGGGTCAAGCTTTGCAGCGCGGCAGTATTCCAGCACGTTGATAACGCTTTCGTCACTCGCCCCGGGGTAAAGCGATGCTCTCAGCGTTGCGATTGCCGTGCTTTGCGGCATGTTCAGTACCGCGTACTCCGATTGTTGGACCGCAAGTTCATTGCTCATTGAATTCTCCATAGGTTGCCGCAAATGCTTGAATCAGCGCCTCGTTGCGGTCTGTAATCTTGACGCCCTTTGCCTTGAGAAACTCACCGCCAAAATGGCCGTCACTGGCTGAAACCTTGAGACGCATTGACCATCCCTTGCGCAAAGACATTGCCTTTTTGGCGTCCTTGGCGTTATCAAGCCATCCGAATTCCGCTTTAATCCCGGTCGCCTTCACATCAGCAGGGCTCATCAGGATATCCTCGATTCCGTCGAATTCATCCGAACGAAGCAAATCATTAGCATCGTCCAGCAGCTCACCCAGCTTGCCGCCTTTCCATGCGATACCTCCAGCGTCACAGCCCGTAATGCTTGCAACGTTCTTTTGCCACATCTTCGGCAAATCATCGATATCGGTGAAAAACACAATGCCGCGTTTCAGCCATTTTGGTACCGGGCGCTTGTTGTTGACGGTCACGATGGCCACCGTAATCGGCGCATTGACGATGGGGTCCATGATCAGGCGCTCGTTGAAGGCGAGGCGCTCATATACCCGGCTATGGAAAGCCTTCATATCAGGGGCAGTGCCAGCATTCCAGTATCCGCCCAGAACTTTGAGGCCGTAAGAATTGAAGACATCCTTATCGGTCAGAAAGCCTTCGGGCGGTTGGAAGTCGAAACGGATGCGCACCGGGCCGACAAAGTAATGATCGATGTATGATTTATTGCTCATTCAGTTCTCCGATTGCTTTGAACATCTCTACGGTTGATGATGGAATGGAAAAGTCCTTGTCGGCATGGACAATGGACCCGCTCGCGCTGCCGTCTTCCTTGATCTGGACATTGTGCAGGTACACTCGCTTGCCGTCAGGAACGCGGATATTTGAGATATCCGATTGCGATTTGATGGGTGTGGTGTGGACGTTTACTCCTATCGTGTAACCCATTACGTCCACAATATCCCGGACTGCCGTACTGTTTGCATCCATGATCCGGGCGACGCGCTTCCAGATTTCATCGATGCAATCTCCATCAAACCAAACTTGCGTAACTATTGTGCCTTTCTGCGTGCTTGAGCATCTGTGCAGAAAATCGATTCGCTTTAACCCGTTGAATCTGTATATCTGATTCAACGTAATCACGAAGACATTGCGCGCCCGGTCTATCAGGCGAAACATATCTTCCTCTTGCATAAAAGACAGATTGACGCCACGCAAATCAATGTCGAGAAACGAAAGTTCAGAATCGGCATTAAACCGAAGAATGCCGCCAAGTCCTTTCCCCTCCAAATAAGGGGATTCATCATTAGAAACGGCCCATCTCATCGAATCAGCCAGCATCACAATTCCTCCCCAAACCAAAAGAAAAGGACAAAGATGCCGACAAGGCCGAGGACGATCTCGCCAATCGTGGGGATTTCGCTGATGATCATTTGAGTAACTCGCAAAGGATGAGGGATTGGAAGATGAGAGTAGTGGCAAGGGCGAATGCCGCAAAAACCGTGTCACTTCTCATCGGTGGACGCTTCGAGAGCGGATGAGGGAATCATAGGGCAATCCAGCACGATATGCAAGCGGTTTCCGCGTTCGGTTGTTTTTACCCGACATTCGGTCGGTGGATTGCGCGCAGTGTTTGCATCACACCATATTACAAAGAAAACAAAAGCAACATAAATTGAGATAGCAATTACCGGAAATCCTAATGCCTCCCAAAATTCGCGCAAATCATCCATTGTCATCGCCCAACCTCCATCATAAGCCGCCGGATGCGCTCACCCTCTAGGTAGGCGCAAGCATTACGATGCGTTGCCATCAATTGGCGGCATTCATACGATTCATGGCAATGCTCTTTGCAGTGTTTGATGTTCGCTCGCACGCCCCAGAACGCCAGACCAATCACGGCAATCAAGGCCAGACTTAACACGATCTCCCAGAGACGCTGGCTCATCACGCAACCCCTTTCATGTAGTCCAGCAGCTTCACAAATACAAACGAGAACAACCCAAGGTCGATTACATCGAGGATCAAAACCGCGACTAGTTCGTAAGTGTTGAATCCATATTCTTGTCTATTGAATCTGTATTTCACAGTGCGCGACACAAAACTACCGATCAGAGACAGAACGCAAGCCGCATAGATGTAAATCATTTCTATTCCTCCAAAACAGGCGCGCAATTGCGCGCCCTTGGTCGATTACAGATTGATGATTGAGAAGAAGCCAACCGCTGCGAACGCGGCGATGATGGCGACGATTGCCTTACCGGCGATCTCGTACCGCACGGCATCGCGTGGGCTTTCTCCGGGTTGCAGCGTCACGTTGACGTTGGCAAAGAAGAAAACCGTAATGCCAACAAACAGGAAGATGATCAGGTTCATGTCAGAACATTTCCGCGATGACGAAGATGCAAAGCGCCGGGAAGAGTGCGAGAAGGGCCGAGACCGTGATCGTCGCCCAGTCTTTCGGCAGGTTGACCATTTTTTCCGTGCAGAATCCGACAACCCACACGGTGCAGACGGCCCAGAATGCGAAGAAGAGAAGGATGTTCATTTGCTTGCCTCTCAAAAATGCTTCGCCACGGCTTGAAGATCGTACTTAACAAACGTGTCCGGGATTGTGTTGTAACCAATGATGGCAATCGGCTCCCCGTAACGGCTCTCTGCATTAACGAAACGGACACACGCCGCTTTCATCATACGCAATTCATCGCCACTCGGGTTTCGCAACATCACGCCGATATGGTGATACTCGTTCAGTGTCTCCAGCGCGCCGACAAGCGTGCTTGCCATTGAGACACGCGAACTAGGGATCATCGGGTCAAATCCGGGGATGACGCTACAAGCATGATTGATCGCATAAGCCAAAGCCGGACCGTCGATGCGGGAAAAATCAGTCACGACATATACCGGACGCTTTCCCGGGAAAGTTTCCCCGATCTTTTCGGCAAGTCCTATCCGAGAGTTATACTCAATCTCTCCCTCTGCCAAGACGTAATCGTGCCATTCGGCGGCGCGACCGGCGTTTTCCATGGACACGTAGGGCATGGCGTAAGCATCACGAATAACACTCATCCACGACGGCGCATCCTGCGTGTAATGTGACAGCAGCTCGCCGTAATGGTCTGCAACCAATTGTCCGATGAAAGACAGAGACATTCCGCGAAACTGTTTAGGGTCCATTCCGGGTACTTCAATGCTGCCGACGCGGATTTTTTCCAGCGTCACGTCAGCAAAGAGAATCGTCCGAATGTAATCAGAGTTTCTGGGATTAAAGGAAAGCATGATGATTCCTTGTTCGTTGGATTGATCAGATTCGACGCTCACAGTCTGCGTATCCGGCCCGCAAGCATTGTTCGTAAGATTCGGCGGCTTCGCGCACGATCAGCAGCATCGAGGCGCGAGATTCGAGGCAATCTGCCATGTCTGGCGTGCCCGGCTGATAGAGACGGCACATCAGCGCCGCCTCTTGTTGTTCACTGGCGGTCAGTTTCTCGTATTCACCGGCCGAGGCCAGCGCGGGCAGGATCAGGATCAGGGAGAGAATGCGTTTCATCGTTGGAAGTTGCCTCTAGGGCGTCTTTGAAAGTGTATGTATGGTACGGGTTGGCCTTGAGTTTGTCAATCTGGCGTTTCACCCCTGCCACATCATCCGGATGGACCCACCGTAGCGCGTGCTCATGCCCATCGGCCAGCGCCGCCATGGCCACAAGCGCCATCCCCTGCCGATTGATCCACTGATCCAGCGCGCCGTAGCGGTCAGAATGGTTCATCACGGACGTGACGTTAAGCGTATCGGCCGCCAGCTCACGCGCACATGCCAGCGTGACGTAGACGCAATCCACTGCATCCATCAGCCCGTCATCGTCTAGCCGCTCGATCCAGAGCGCGAATGCAGGGGAAACGCCGCGATAGACGCGGGCCGATTCGTCAATGGCTTGCAGAATCTCCGGTGTCGCTTCCAGATACTGATGGGGACGTGTTGACATAGGATTGCTTCAGGAATTTGGTTGTTTCAGAAAGAAGGTCAAACCATTTGGTGTCGGCTGACCGAAGCCACTTGATCATTGCATCGGCCATGTCTTCGGTGAACGCGACAGGCTGGAACGGAAGGCCCTCACCGTCACTAACGTCTGTTGCTATTGCGCTTTTCCATTCATCCCTTGGCCGTGATTGCATGATGTTCACGGCCCGGGCGATGACGTAGATAGCGTGCTGCGTGATTAGCTCTCGCTCGCCCATTCGTCGCTCGTAGAAATGGATTCACCAAGGGCCATGGCCACTAGCTGAATGGCTGCATTCAGTTTCGCAATGTCGCCATGACGCCGGACCTCGATCAGTTGCGAGTAGAGCTTTTCAAGTTCGTCTTTGTTGAGCATTATTGATCCTCCCATTTCATTTGAACCTGAACCATTTCGTTATCTATCCACCACTGAAACACAGAAGCAATCCGGAATGCCTTTTTGATTGAATCTTTGTCCTCTTCGCTCCAGCTACTGTTATTCGAGGCATGGAATAACACACTAGTAACAATGTTTATTGCTACTTTCATGGAATTCTTGTCGTCGGTGGCAATTCCATAAGCCAATTCTTCAGTGTCGTAAGGAATCTTTACCATCATGCCGCGTCCTCTTTGGTTTTTACGATGATTTGCGCAACGACGCCAAGCGAAAACATAGCGTCAATCATCGCAATATGAACTTTATACTGGTCGCAGTCGCCATCCACGCATGCACGTACCGTATTAACTGCACGGTAAAGGCCGACAATTTCCCCGGCGATCTCATCGAACGCGGCCGCCTTCCGCTCAAGAATGGCTCGCTCTTGCTTGGCCTTCTGGATGTCTTCTTCTACCCCCTTCACTTTGTCGCCGGCTTCACGTTCGCGGATGTTCTTTGCTAAATCCTCAAAGAATTGCCGGCCCTTGTTCTGCCAGTGATCTTCATAACTCGACCGCGTGATGAAATCGTCATCGTCTGCTACTGGCGGACGTTGTTCCTGCTTTTCCGGACCGCGCCAGTAGCTCGCAGGCATGGTATGGAACATAACCACGTCACACAATCTCCATGTAAGGTAAAGAGCCTGCTCTACCTCTTCTCGGCGGACATCTGGCGGCAATTGCTTGCCAATGTTTTCCAAGACACCGGCAGAGAATTTGAGCGCGTTATAGACCGCTCGTACCTCGCCTTTATCAATGCCTTCTGTAAGCGCAGCGTATTCTTCAATCTTCATTGTTTACTCCGTTTTGAGATTCTTGCTTTTGGGTTGCTTGCGCTTGGAAGAGACCAAGATACTTCCAAAATCCAAGGCATCAAGCAAGATCATTGAAAGACAGCTCGCTGTTTCTACATCATCACTATACTTGCCTAGATCGAGCATCTCGGTTTGAACGCTTTGCAAAGTCTTATACACAAACTGAAGAGTTTCCTTAACCGCGCTTTCGTCCCAAGCATCGATTTTTCTTGCAATTCTTTCGTATTCATCCATGATCATTCCTCTCAACCGACGATTTGAAGTTGGCCTGTTTTGATCAAATATAAAAGCACAAACATAAGATTTGTAGCTTCTCGTTGCTCTTGGCTGACAAGATCGGGGGACATACATTGAGTTAGTGCATGCAACATATACGCGCCGTTTTGTATGACATCTTTGATGCACTCAGCATCGCCGGCTTGCATCCCTTCATAGAGCGACTCAAATTCCTTTTGATTCATCACCGCCTTCCATCAGGATTTTTTTCATCCCGGCCATAAGGTAAACCGCCTCTAAAACCGCCCCCTCACCTTCGATCAGGAATTCCCGATCTTTCGGAAGAAATTCCGCCAAAATATCAATGACGTGAGCGATGGCTTTTTGCATTGAATCACGGTCTCCGTTCTTCACGCCGGCCCAAACCGCGTCAAAATCGCTCATATTTTTGAGGCCGAAAATTTTCACCTCCAAATCTAGATTCATTCTTCAATCGCTTTATGAATGCGCTTCATTTCCTCTTCAAATTTGGGGTTATCCTTGCGATATCCGCGCCCCAAAATTTGGTTGTGTAACGCGCTATTAGATGCGGCCATGATCCTGATCATGGAATCTAAGATGATCTCGTCTTTACTTACTCGCGGCTCTTCATCGCCTTCCGGGTAATCGTCAAAGTAATACATGCGGAATGCAGTGTATTGCTCACGGATACGCCGCAAATCGTCCAGATAGACGATCAGAGCATCAAAGCAAGCCGCCTTCTTTTGGGCAGCAAGCTTGATCATTTCTTTCTCGACGTATGCTTGCCCCTGCTCTTGCAGTTCCTTGGTCAATTCCGTTTCGATCTTGATGGGTTGGAATTCAGGATTCATATTCTTCTTTCGTTCGCTCAATCAGCGATTGGATTTGTTGGATTGCGTCTTGTGGGTTGTCGTGGGATTGGATGATCGATTCAAGCGAATCAACAAAATCGAGAATCTTTCCTTCAGTAATTTCTTCGCTTGTGATCAATGCAATCTCCATTGCATTATCGTGTATTCGCACAAGCTCCGAAACTAGGAGTTTTGCCGCTCGTTCAAATCCACTCATTCCGGCAGCGCCTCGTCCAGAATCTCGACAATCGTGATAAGCGCGGCCTCTGCCTCGAACAGCTTCAGCAGCGGAACATCCTCAACGTGCCCTTCGTGTTGAATCAGGTTGCCAAGGATGGACCCCGCATCGCGGATTTGCTGCTTACGTGCGGCAATATCGCCAAGCGCGGCAAGCATCGTTTGTTCGGGTGTGTTGAATGCGTCGTATCTCATTTGGTTTCCTCTTGCTTTTCGTTCAGTTCGTATGCCAGAGCTGCGGCGATCTCTCCAAGATACTCAACTGGTTTGATCAGCTTTGCATTGAGCAATCCTTTTGCTCGGTTTTCTGCTTCCGTGACGCGATCAGAATCGATATCGATCTCTTGAAAGAATTTGCTAACGGGTTCACCTTTGACGTATGCCTTGATGTTCTCCCGGATCAACGCCAGCAGCTCGCGCAAATAGACCCGGTTAACGATCTCGTACTGCTCGTACTCCATGGGCGTCCTTGCCTGATACTCCAAAAAGGAATCCGTCAGTTCGCGCATTCTGTCGTGTACATCCTGCATCAAGAAATCCACGTACATCACAGTTCTTTTTCAAGCTTCATGATTTCGAGGCAGATGCGGTATTGACACATAGCCTTATCAAATCTTGCGGCCATGTTATCGTCGTATTTTCCGGCCAGAATTCCATTCTGGTAGATTTCAACCATCATGCGCCGGCAGATATCTGCATATTCCCGAATTTCCGGGGTAATGTTCTCGTTGCTCATTTCAGTTTCCATATGAGGGAAAGGAAGGATTTCAGCGGCCCGCTACGAAAGAGAGTGATGCGGGCCACAAGGAAGATGCGAAGCCAAGGATTACGCCGACGCATATTCGGCAAGGGTTGCTTTCATGAAAGCGCGCTCAAGCTTGCGCTTATGGCGCTCACGATTGACGCGCAGATACTCGCGCAAATCCTTGTTTTTCTTGGCGATTGGTTCGCGGGAACCGGTGAAGAAGGTGACTTGTTTCATGATCGTGGGAAGTGTCGGCGGATGCCGTGTTGCGATGGAAGACAGTATGCCAAAAAAGAAGGGGGCTTGCAACCCCCTTGTGTCTTTTAGCTCACTCTTCGTCGGCCTGCCAGACGGCATGGGCCACGGCCGTAGCAACCGGGCCAAGATGGCGCCAGACGGCTACGCGCATGGCCTGCCAATCTTCATCCGAGAACGTCAGGCCGGTCTCAATGACCGCCTTTTCCTTGGCATCCTCTTCACTCTGCATCAGCGCGTCAAGGATGGCCAAGAATTCATCCACGTGGACGCGACCGCGTGGCGTGTGGATAGTCTCGCCTTCCACGATGGGCTGATGCTCGGCCACCGCATCAACGACAAAGCCGATATCGTCAGCCTTGAGCGCCGGCCCGATCTCATCGTCAGCGCAATCTACGCCGACGGCAGCGCGGAACATGTCGCACGCTTGCGAATCCTCTTTAGACGCGCACTTTTTGACCAAATCCTTGAACGATTGCAGATTAGCGTTAATCACGCTGAAAACTCCATGACAGGGTTGTCCTCATTCATAGCGTCGAGGACGATTAGCAGGGAATCGACAATGTTCGGGCACGTAACTACCAAATGGGCGCGCACGGCCTTGACGCTCTCTTCCCTGCCGGACAGCTTGGCCATATCGTCGTCGTGAACGAGATTGACCGAATGCTCCCCGAGAGTGACGCGAATCAATCCCGGGGAAATGTAGCGGAACCTCACTTAAGAAGCCCTTTGATCTTGAAACCGATATGCTTTGCAAGCTTATGATCGGTTCCGCGTGCCAGACCGCGCATCGTGTCCTTCTTGAATGATCCGAGGGCGAACCATTCGGGCACGTCCAGAGCGTTACGGTAGTCCTCCGGCTCAACGATACGGTACTTGATGCCGTCGAAGAAAAGGTGAGAGCGGTTAGGCGACAGTTCCGGATAGACTGCGTTAGCTCCGCGTGCTTTGGTGAGACGGCCATTCATGGATACGACGCCAGCGCCGAGGCGGTTTGCAGCCTCAGCAACGTGCTTGCGGTTGCGCTCGCTCTTCATCGCGGCAATGTTCTTCCAGCGGAAGCCGGGTTGCATCACGTCCTTGACCGTTTCGAGGCTGGCGCGTGTGCGCTGCTGCACGTTCTTGGCCGCCTGCTGCACGTCCTTAAGGCGCTTGCCGATGAAGGTCAGCACGCGATGACGGGAAGCATTCACACCGACCTTATCGCGCTCGTTAAGCGCCGCTTTGGCGACAAACATGCCTTTCAGGTACGGCAGAACGAGATCGTAACGCGCATCAATGACGATCAGTTTGGGTTTGAACGACAGCGCACGGTCAATCTCGGCGGCCAGTTCTTCGACGGTCGGGCTACTCCAATCAATCGTGATATGCACGAGGCTGGGGCGCGCTTTCTCGCCGGAAACGTCCTTGAGATTGTAATTAGCCTTCACGGCCGTGACGTGCGTGTGTTTGCCCGGCAGGTAGCCGAGAACGTCATAGCCGGCAGTCTTGTAGCCGTGTGCCACAAGGCCGAACGTGGGGTTTTGAACGATGACGGTGGGTTTCATTTGTTCTCCAAAGAGAGTTTTACGGATGAAAGAAATCAACGGGCGCATATGCTCATCAGGTTGTTCCGGTGCATTTTAGCCGCGTTTACATATTGCCGGTGGACGGAAGCCATTTCCTCATCGGCAGCATGATCGAAGATGATGCAAAGCCATTCCCCGTCGCTTTTCTGGTAGAGCGAGGCCGTGCCGAATTTCGTCGTCTGCCGGTGCCAGATACGCGCCCCCGCAAGATGCGGTGTGACGCGCTTTGCATACGAGACGATGGCCGCGCTTTGCGATGGGAATACGTCCAAGTTTGCGATTCGGAACGTTCTGTAGGCGATGATCATTTGGTTTGGTTGGAAAAAAGGGAGGGGGTGAATTACCCCTCCTAAGTCTCAGGAGAGACAGCAAAGGAAACTATCATGAGATAGCATGATTATTCTAGCATCAGTCGCACGGCCTCGGTCAATGATCGGTGCAATCTACGGCACTCTGAAAACGCTGCCATATTGTCGATATGGTTCCCGATCATTGCATCCATGTCGCCGCGCTCAAGGGGAATCGGTTCCGGGCAGTCTTGCAAAAGGGCTTCACTGATTCGGGGCTTTGGGGGTTTCGGGGCTTCCTTGACCATTCCAGATGCGCAGCCCATCAGCATCAAGAGAACAGCGGCCATCAAAGCCACGAGTTTCCACGTACTGACGTAGAGTTTCGCGTGCCGCTGCCGCCTCTTTCCGAATACGCGCCGATTCAGTGACATAGTTACGTTCTTGTTCCGTGATTTTGGCTTGCAGCGCCATGACACGCGCTGCTTCTTCCATGGCCCGGTCATGGGCAGCCGCCGATTCATCGATCAGCCGTTTTTGTTCTCGCCGCTCGCAATCCAAGCGCGCACTTTCGGCGCCACGATAGACCCCGAAAAGATACGCCGAAGAGACTGCCGCAACGACAAGCGCAAAGCCGGACAGATAACGATTCATCAGTAGCTGCCACATGATCAAGCCCCGAGTTTGTCGCTCAGAATCCGAATCTGATCATGCAAACCGGCATTTTCTTTGGCAAGGTCTTTAACCTGCCGCCGAAGTTCCCGGTTTTCATCTTGCAGACTGGAAATCTGATCCGAGAGTTTCGTAATCATGTCTTTCATGCCTGCCAGTTCAGCCTTGGATTCCTCACGCTCGCCACGATTCGATTCACGGATCAGCCGGTTATCCTCGCGCAGATTGTGAATCGTTTCACGGTAAGCCTCGGCATTTTCAGTGAATGCGTTAGCACTGGCCCGAAACATCTTGCCAATGTAGAACGCCACCACAACAAGCGCGCTCACGCCGGTGAGTTTCATGCCTGATGGCAACGCGCTCACCTCTTCCATGATCGAACTTGCAGCCGCCATCACTTCATTTTCCATCGCCACACCTCAACATGCGCCACCATGACGCAATATAAAAGTGTAACAGTGGAAGGAATTCAATTACATACCAAACACAAGGTGAAGAGAGCGACAAGCCAAAGCGCCATCCCGACAAGGCATTTTTTCAGCTCGCATCGCTTCCTTCGCTCGGCATAGCGCGCCGCTTCGATGTCCACTAACGGGTAATTACCTTGCTTTGCGGCAATGTACATAATGTCAAATTCTCTGATCATGCTTTGCAAACTCCGTGCCAAAGGAAGCCGAATCAATTGTGTTAACGATATCACACAAAATATCGTCAGTGGCGCACGTATTCGGCTTGAATGCAAACCCTTGAATCCAATAGGATTTACAGTTCTCGCCGTCCGGAATTTCACGCGGCACAGGCTCACCCATTCGCTTCCAGAGATAGAAAGCCGTGCATTGCGCGCCGAATTTCCGAAGGTTTCGGCGCACTTCATCGCATTCCGAAAGCGGCAGCTCCAGCACAACGCCGCTTTCGTTTTCGAAGCGCCAGACATACCCGTAACGATTCAAGTTCATCACTCTTCCACAAGCTCGGCCGTGATCGGATCAGAAAAACGGATCATATGCTTTGCATACGTGATGACCGTGAAATCGTCCCCAAGAGTGTAGGGACGTTTCACCGGAACCCCGGCCGTGCGCTCGCACCACGACAGGAAATGACGATGGGCATCGTTGATTGTGTGAAACGTGTATTTCTGGCCGCCATACTCGACAACCTGCCCTTTGAGTGTAGTTTTCATTTGCGATTTGCCTTGATTTTAGAGACACGGTTGCTCAGGGAGTGCAGATAGCATTCCTTGGCGTCCCGGTAATATGGGGATGCCACGATAAGACGATAGGTTTCCGGAGAATTGAAAAACGCATGCAGACTCAACGTAGCGAAAGTCTCGTCAAGCTCGGCGCGCTGATCCGGCAACAGAACGCCGGTCACGATTTGGAATGCCTTCGTAGACGTGAGAACATCCTGCCAGTTCTCCGGGGCGATGAATTCGACGTTATCCAAGAGAATATCATCAGAACAGCACATCATGGCAGAACTGGAATACATCAGCGCCAGCCGGTTGACATCACCCGCGTTTGAATAGGCGAACATGCCGCGAGGCTGCACGTCATCATTCACTTTCAGGGGCACGTGATCGCGGTCGGCTTTGTCGAGATCGCAGTAAGAGACCACGACGATAAATTTATCGGTCCAGTTCTCGGGCTTGTAGACCGTCGGGCACGTCATGAATTTAGAAATAACATACTCTTCGTCATACGTCAGGTTATCGTGCAGCAGCGCGAATTCAATGCGCCGCTCCAAATCCTCGATGTTTTTGGAAAGCGCGATCATGCCGGACGCCCCCGGCAGCAGCATATCGGCGGCTTCGGCAAACATGCCGAAGGTCAGCAGCTCGGCGGCTTTGTCACGATTCAGGAAGATGAAGTGTGCAGACATTTCGTTGTCCTTGTGTGGGAAAGTGTGCGGAAAGTATGAACGCAAAAAAGGCGGCCGTCAAGCCGCCTTGTTGCAAAGTTACATCACTTTACACTTTGGAATGCTTAAACACACACTCCCCGGCATCGTTGATGCTCATGTCATCGTAGATCGTCGGAAAGCGATGCTTCAACTGGATGGCAAGGTCACGGACAACCTTCCGGACCTCTTCTTCTGCATGGACACTCGTTCGCAGCTCGATGACGTGACGCCACGTCCGATGGTTGGCCGTCATCAGCAGGTTGTTAGGCTGGCCATTGCCGACGACGCGACGGAACGCTGACGTAAGGGCTTTCTTCTCAGCAAACGGCAGGGAATCGACGCCGGTGGCCTCTTCCATGGCCCGGAGGGCTTCATTCATCCCCTCAATCGCCTTCAGGTAGGCGGCCTTGGCCTTCGGGTTGGCTTCGATTGCTTCAGGGACATAGAACGTGTCAATCTCGTTCCGGACATACCGCCCGGAAGTCTGGGAGAACGCCGTGCCTGCACGATGGCGCACCAGCTCATGCGTGACGATGCGCGAGACGTTGGTGAACATCACGGACACGGTTGCATGTTCCAAACATGAACCATGATGGTTCCCGATGATCCCCTGCTGAATGTAATCGTGATTGCTTCGGCCGTTAACCATCGTCAGATTCTTGTTGGCCGCGAGATCGAACGACATATAGCAGCTCTTGCCGGCCAGCTCGATCAGGTTGCAAGCGTCATCAGCCCCGGACGGCGCCCATTCATAGATGCCGCAATCGGCAAGGGCTTCATCAACGCCAGATTGATCGTAGTGGGTCCACGCGACGATGCGCGCCTTAGGGGTTGCTTGTTTCAGTTCCATGGGAATCGCTCACCTCTTCGACGGTCCAGCCGCCGCCGTGTTTAATCGGAATGGGAAAAGCCAGTTTGAAGACAAAGGGGAAAAGTTTGGCTGCTAACTTGATCTTGACCTTGGCGTCATCCTGAAAGATCGCTTTGGACCCTTTGACCTCATGCAGTTCTATCACGCCATCCTGCCGCATCACCACAAAATCCGGGGTGTAGCGGCATCCGTCGGCAAGCTTGAGGGTGATTGCCTCAAACTCAATCCACGCATGCCCTTGGGCCTGTAGATGGGCGTGATAGGCTGCCTCTGTCTTGTTCATTTGGCCGGCTACGTGACGCATCCGGCCCTTTGCGAAGACTTTACGCATGCTTTTTCATGGCCTGCTTGAAATCGAAAATGGCGCCGGGAAGATTCGCGCATCCAATCTGCTTAAGCGCATTGATGACGGCTGCTTCCAGCTCGATGCGCTGGCAAGATTTCAGACAGTGGCTTTCGGGCTTCGTGACCTCGATGTCATACACGTCTGCGTGATGCCAAGAGATAAAGATGCTTCCGCCTGCCATGCTGATAGCCCAGATTAGCGGGCTATTGTGCGTCCTTTCGTCAGCGTACTTTCGATACTGTCGCCCGGCCTCGCGCTCATCCTTGAATTCGACGCCGGCCACGTAGCGCCCATTCCACGCCAGCACAAAATGACGGGGTGTCATCGTGGTAGCCAGCGTGAACGAGAGCGACAGTTTCCGTAGAAGGTTCATGCAATGGCCTGAAGGCGCGTTACGCGCTCATTGTAGAAAGCGCGGTTCTCGGCTGCATTGTTGCCAAACCGGGCCAGACAATCGCCATCAGGGCCGTGGTAGTGGACACAAAGCGTGCCGTCCGTAGTCTCAAGCTCGCGCACGAAAAAGCCGCCCGTGACAACGCTCTCGGCCAGCAGGGAATGCGCTTGCAGGTTGGCAAGCTCGCTGGCCTCATTGGAAAACTGGCGAAACTCAAACATTGTATTCAGCCTCTTCTTTCAGGTCTTCGGGGTCAACGTCGATGAAATCGATCAGCTTATCGATATGTTTGGCGGCTTCCTCGATGGATGCGACGCCGCGCAGGAAGTCCTCTGCCAAAGCAATAGCGACGGCGCCGCCTTTCACCTTGATCAGCGACTTTTTAGCGCCTGCAATCATCTCGATATAGTAGGTCTCGCCCTCCGTATCGGTTGCGACGGTCAGGTAACAGTCCGCTAGATCGATATCGAGGATATCCGCCTGATTGTTGATGACCTCTGCCAGCTCATCGTAGGTCACGCTCTCGGTTTCTTCGTAGCCGTCCCAGACACGGGTTCCGGTACTCATCGAGTATTCGCTCGCGACAGGCGTGACCGTTTGATTTTGATCGTTGATCAGAACGACGTAACCGACCGGGGTATCTACCTTGCGGAACGACGCGAAGATATCGCGGCGCTCGATACGGTTACGGAATTCGCGGGATACAGTGGGAACGACTACATACGTGTCACGCGCAAACAGGCGGCACGTCATTGCGTCAATTTGGGTAGTGATGATTTGTCGATTCATTTTGCCTTGTGTGAAATGGTAGCGCGCATGTATTGGATGTTTTCGCGCTTGAATTCAAAGAAATTAGCGCCGCCTGTCATGGCGACGGCTTCCGCTTCAGTGATTGCTTTGGCGTCTTTACTTAGCGCAATGAAGGCGTCCCGGTCTTGTTTCGTCAGGAATTCATTCACGCAACGAAACGTTGCCAGCCGGTTTTCTTCAGTGGAGAGAGCAAAGTAACGCATAGGGTAAAGGAAAAAAATCCCGGGTTGCCCCGGGATTAAAAGTGCTTTGGAGGCAATCAATGAGACGTGCAAGAAACCCTGCACGCACACATTATTATCCTCAAAAAATTTTCAGTGTCAATTACCTGTCGAACCAAAACCGCCTGATCCGCGTGCCGTGTCATTTTCGACAGTGCCGGCAATCATATGCAGGCGTGGCAGTTGGATCAGCATGGCTTGGGCGATCCTGTCGCCGTGCTTGACGGTAAACGGCTCCGCGCCATCGTTGCGAAGCTTAACCTTCAGCTCGCCTCGGTAATCACTGTCGATAACGCCGGTGCCATTGGACAGGCTAACGTCATGTTTGAAGCCGTGCCCGCTACGCGAGTAGACCATGAGTGCATGGCCGACCGGGATTTTGAATCGCAGGCCGGTATCCAGCACGGCCGTGCCGCCAGCAGGAATCACCGCCTCAGTTGCCGATTGAATGTCGAAGCAAGCCGCGCCATCGGTGGCACGTTTCGGCACGTCGAATACGTCACTCTGGCAGATAAACATGGATTCCTCTACGTCTTGCCAGAATATATGAGACAGGCCAATTTCTTTGCCGCCATTGCGCGCCTCGATATACCCGCAAACAGTCAGGTAATCGATAGATGCACACTCTTCCATGTATGCAGGAACAGATGCAAGCTTCCAGTTCATTTCATCAACCGCTTCCAAAATTCGGTCGCATACAAGATATGCGCCCCAAGGAAGTTTCTTGATGAATTTGAACGCTGCATCAATGATCATTTTGTTATCCATGGTTTTCCTCTTTCGTGGGTTGCTTGAGAACATCGATTAGTTGCTGATCCGGAAGGCGACAAAGGATCGAGAAATCACCGTCTACCAAAGCCGTGAGAAAGACGCATTGCCCGATTGCGAACATGAACGTTTCGATTGAATGCGCCTCTGCGTAGTGCTCGTTTCCAAAGACGTTACGCACATCTCCGATTTGCTCATCCAGCCATCCCCGGAATTCGTCCGAGTATGAACGGTAACGGTATTTGCCGTTGAGGAAGAAAGCGATTCCGTTCTTTCTTGGCAGAAAGAAGCCTTCTCGATTGGCCAGCACATAGAACGGGTCTACCTTGATTTCAGCCATTAGACGATCCGCGCCATATAGATCGGGGGTTGCGGGTTGTCTTCTTCGTCCAGATACGTATACCAGACCGACACCGAATCGCCGGCGCGCCGGAAAGTGAAGTAATCACCGCCAGTTCCAACCACGTCTATATCTTCGCCATGCTTCGATTCAACGCCGTTCAGGCGCTCCGAGAGATCGACAGGCTCGCCATTGATCGTCGGATTGTTGAGAACGAACGTGGACATTTCGTCGATGATTACCTGAAATTCCGGCAGGTAGGCCAGCGTCAGCTTTCCGCCATCGAATTCGATGCCGCCTTTTGTGAACTTGAATGACATTATTTACTCCGTAACGTAGACCACATTTCCGGGTTGTTTGATCGGTTTGTCAGCATGGAACGTGGAGGAAACGCCGATCAGCAGCGCGAATGCCAGCACGAAACCGACAACCATTCCGACCATGGCCCGGGCGAATTGCTTTTCCGTCATTTGCAGACCGCCCCCAGTTCGATCATCATGATCGTGCGATGGATGCGAGATTTAACGTTCCCGATGCCGTAGACGATCTTCCACGTATCCGACCGAATACCAGAATCGCGCAAGATCAGCACCGGATAGCATCGCTCATTCAGCGCGTCCTTGAACACGACAACATCCGTGCCAAATGGCAGAGTGAATTCCCGAAGTTCGCGCATCACTTTTTCCAGCGATGCTAGAGACGTGAACGGCAGAAGCAGGAACCTGCTCTCTTCACTGTCTCGCCTGCCAGACGTGAATGGATACGTTTCCGCTTGTTTTTCCATTCGCGTAGCGGCAAACCGGGTAACTCCGTCGGAAAAGTACCGACGGTTTCCGATGCGGCATTGACCTTCAGCGCACGCCGAAAGTTTCATGTCCTCAAGCGTTTTCATGATGGCCGTAATGCGGCTGACGGTCGCTTTTTCGTTGTTCATTGGATGTCCTTTGAAGTGGGATTGTAGGAATGGTCTGGCCTTTTTCTGCGTCTGTAAATCTACGGGTGGGGGACCGTAGTACGCTCGATGGTTTCGCCAGTAAACCGATCTATTGCCACGTTCCAATCCGGCCTTATCTCATCCGGAAAGATTCTTCTGGCGTTCACGCTGATCAAGCGCCCTTGCATCAATCTTCCGTCATTCTTCAGTAGCCGTCAATAACCAAGCGATGATTGACGCGGTAACTTCAACAAACAATCGTTAATTTTGTGATGCCGCCTCTCTCATGCTCAATGATTCCTCCGTGTCGGGCCTTAACGTGCGCCAGTTGATAGAAACATTCCCCGTAATCGCCACGGCAGATTATCTTGGCCAGCGTGTAACCTTCGATGACTTCACTGTCTTCAGGCTCGACACGGTAAAGGTCAACCCCATATGCACGGTAAAGCGTCAAACGATACTGTTTGAACACTTCCTGCTGTTTGTCGATGCCATTCATTCAATCACCCCTTGATGCACTCTTGGTTAGGCAACCTGCCAGCCCGGCGCCGTGAGTTTTGCGCTATTGCGTCCTGCTTCAATGATGCCGCCAGACTGCCTTTGCTCTCTACGCAAATAATCCATGCAGCTTCTGAAGGTTCCGCGATGAACGAAACCATAAAACTTCCAATCATCGCGGATTTTGCTACCCGCCAATTCTATGCAGAAAAAGCGAACGTCACGGCTTTGGTAATCTGCCACTCTAAACTGACGCGGCAATTCCTGTTGTTTGTTCATGCTCAAATCGCCCGAGTTACCCCGGGCGATCTCTCAAGTCTGATCAGCAGTTCTTGTCGGCGACCGGCTTGCGACGCACGGCTTTACGCTTCACCGTGGCAGGCTTCGGCTTTGCGACGGGTTGCGGCGCGGGCGTCAGCTCATACGCGACACACTCTTGCAGGCGAATCGTCGTAACCATACGTTGCAGCGCGCCACCGGATGCCGCCCCGATGCTGCCGCCGCCAAAATTGGACCCATTCGCCCCGAAGGCAAGCGCGCCACTGGTAGACGTTGTAACGACAGACGTAGTTTCGTGGACGCGGTGGCCGATCAGTTGAATCAGCCCCGGCATGACCTCGACGCGGCGATAGGCAAGCTCGGCAGGCTTCAGGTAATGATCCTCGCCGATAACCTGCTGCGTGTCTTTGAACACACCGATGATGCGGCCATGCACGTCCTCAGCCACGACAACCTGCCGGGGGCCACACGTTGCATCAACCATCCGCGACACGAAAGCCGACGGGGCAGCGACGGCCGGGGCGATTGCCTGCACAGGGCGAATGGTCAGCGACCGATTGTTGAAAACATAGCCGCCAGTGGAAAGGGAAGTCTGGGGGGCGACATTAACGCCGCCGACATTGCCGCCGGTTGCGCTGGCGTTTTGGTTTTGCTGCTGTTGCTGCCATTGGCTGCCGCCAGAAGCGTTAGCGTTACCGCCGGTTGCGTGCGGCTGCATGGTCACATTGTCGCTGTTGGTTTTGCAGGCATTCACGCCGACACAATCGGCGCCGGGCGTGTTGGTTGCATGGGCGAGGCTGGCAGCGGCGAACAGGGAAATGGCGATGATGGTCTTTTTCATGATGATGGTTCCTTGTGATGTGGGTTGATGGTTACTGCTTCTTGGCGCAAGCGACGCCGTAGTTAACGTAAGAAGACACTTCGTCTTCATGGTTTTGCGGGTTGCTGATGATGTCCCGCGATGTTTCGGCCGCGTTACGCATGTAGGTTGCAAACTGGCGCGGCGAACTACTCAGCATCGTTTGGAACGTTTCGTCCTCGATCTGCTTCAGAATGGCACACGATGCGTAAGTGTGTCGGATTTCCGATTCCAGCACGGCCTTACGGGTCATATACCAGTACATCAAGTGTCCGACCGCATCCTGCTCGGCATCGTTCGGTTCCTCGCGGTCAGTGGCCAGCCAGCGGAAAACCGTGAAGTAGGCGTCACTGATTTGCCGTGCCGTCGGGGCGTCCTGCATCGAGAACCACGACGATTCCAATTTCTCATCCGGTGTCGTGCGGATATGGCCGACGATCATTTGCGGCTCAACCTCTTGCGCCTTGACCGGGGCATCATCACGGGCGCGGCGCGGTTCATCTTCCTTACTCGGCGCTTCGATCTTCGGAGGCTGGGATTCCAGTTTCGGCGCTTCCGTCCGATCGGGGGCATTCACGGTCGAAGCCGGGGAATCGGACCCGCCACCGCACGCGGCGAGGATTGCAGCAAGGGAAACGGCCAGAATCGTATGTTTCATGGTTGTTCCTATCGTGGGTTGTGTGAATCAGTGTATTGAAGCATGAAGAAACGTGCGGAAACTGTCAAGAGTTTTTTTCTTCAGCGTCCATACGGTCAAAGTTTTTGTAGTAATCCTGCACTGCTTCGCGCCAAGAATCCGGGCGAGTGATCATGCCGCGCTTGACCTCAGCCATGATCCGGCCGGCATAGTCCCGAGGACCAAATGACCGTTTCATGGCCGCCATTTGCGCACGGATGGCGGCCGGGCTTTCATGCGTCGATTTTCCGTCCGGGCCAGTGCGAAACACAACGGTATTGGACGCCAGATACCACATTTCCAGACCGGCCAAAGCGCGTGCCTCACCGTCCGTCATCGCACGGTCTGCCGGCTCGCTGACAAAGCGGGCCATCGTCATGTACGCGCTCACAAGGCCGTCGATATCCAGACGTTCGGTTGGCTGGACGCCGGCAACGTCTGTTTGTTTTTGCTCGATGATCTCACCGGAGAATTCAACGGCAAGCGGGTTGACGGGTTGACCGGCCGGGGCACTGCCACCGCCACAAGCGGCGAGAGTGGACAGAATCGAGAGAACGAGAAGAGTGCGTTTCATGATTTCGTGGGATGTTTTGTGAATCGATGGGGAAACTTTAAAGCTTCGGCCGGTCAGTGTCAACGCTTTTTGTGATGAAGCAACATGCCGGCGACCGTTCAGCCGCCGGCCGGTCGATTACTCCGCGTCGCAGTACGTTTCCCAGAGTGCCTCGATATAGTCTTCGTCACTCAGCGGGCACTCCGATGCGTGGCTGCCGATGATCTCGTTTTTGTCGCCGGTCCGTGCCGTCACGCCGGGGATTTTGTTCAGCCATTCGACAAACTTTTCTTGCTCGTTGCCGTAGCCGTCCCAAGAAATCTGGTACGTGAGCGGCGCTACATGGAATTCGCGCATATCCATCGCACGGTCCAGATACTCCGACCAGATAGACTCGGCGTTTTCCAGATGCGAGGCCGGGGCATGATCGTAGGCAAAATGGAGAGATTCCACGTAGCCGGTTTGGTTCCATGCCCACGTTTTCATCATCGAGAAAGCTTCATTCTCGTTGATTTCCCGCACTTTCAGAATTGTCAGCATGTAAGTGTGGGCGGCTTGTTCCGGGGCGATCTCCTCGATCTTCTCGGCCAGACCTTTAACGATGGCGAGGCGCTCAACGATGGCCGGGGATTTGAGGCCGGAAATCTGCATGGCGTGCTCTTCGGAGGCCTCATTCTCGGCAAACAGAACGGATTGGATGTTACGGGCGTTCCGGGCATTCAGGGACGAAACGACGATGATGCGGGGGGAAGTTGCTTGCATGATGTTTCCTCGTTGGAAGGTGGCGTGTCCGCCGTGTCGATGGATAGAACTATACAGACAACGTTCCGAAGATGCAAGAAAAATTTTTGAACGTGTGTTTTTTCTCAAGGCATGATGCAATCCAGCAACGCAAACATCCCATGTTCTTGCGCGTAGTCGTTCGCGTCATAGTTCGCCGACTTGTTCTCCGGAAGGCAAAAAACGCTGACATTACAATAACTTGCGGCAATCTGGCGCATCTTTTCCTCTTGCCCACGGTCCGGAACAATGCGGAAGATTGCATCAAGGTGGCGCATCATCACCTCGCGTAGGACCGTTTCCGTGCGCCCACATCCGAACGTGACGATAGCCGCAACCCGAGGCGCTGTTATATGGGCCACTGCCGCGAAACACGACAGGATAGCCCATACCTGCCCGATGCCCTCGGCCAGATAGATGATCTCCGGCTCAGGATGCCCCAGCATCAGGTAGGCGCTTCCGAACCCACCGGGCAGGTTGAGTTTCGACGGTTTGCCCTTGGCTTTCATCTCGCGGGCGCGGTCCGGGGGCGCGATCATCTGAAACGTTTTCAGCGTCTCGCCCTCATACGCTGGGACCGCGAGGAATCCCCCGATGCGCTCACCCATGATCCGCATCGAGTGACCGGACGGCACTTCAAACAGGCCGGACATGAACCGGGGTTCCGCGCCCTTGGCCATCGCGTAGGGATGGTTTGCGGACGCAGGCACTAACGTTGCCGCTAGTTTCTGAAAGTCAATCGTGCGCCGCTTCGGTTCAGGTGGCAGCGCTCGCTTAGGCGGTGGCTGGATCGCCTTGTCAGTGTTTCCGCGCCAGCCATTGTCCATCGCCATCCGGTAAAGACTGCTAACGCTGACCGGGCCGCGCTTGAACGAACGCCAGACCGAAAGCGTGCCGCGCTTGTTGTACGTGCTGCCGTTCGATGACCAATTGTCGAAAGCGTCGAATGGCATTCCGGCCGAGTGAAGGGCCATGCCAATCCTCACCCATTCATCCCTTGGCAGGTCTGCCGGGATGAACGAGAGAGCGGAAAGGATGCGCTGGGGATCGAAGGATTTGTCTTCCATGGGATCAGTCTTGGTTGATTGAATCAATGTACTTTGCGACGGAATCGGATGTTACCGGGATATGGCGCCTCTGCATAGCAATGCGCACTAGCCGCGCTTGTTCCTGCACGTATGACGGATGCACATGCTTCACGCCAACGATTTCCGTGCCACGACGGATCAGGTCGGAATTGATGGGCTTCTCACTGCACACGGACGCGATGAACGCGGTACGGCACTCCCCATTGATCAGCGGGAACCAGTAGAGATCGCGGGGCGCCACCTCACCGGCATTCCGGGCCTTCTTCGGGTACTTCTCTACGTCCGTATCCCAAGCAACAGCCCCGACATTGAAGCCGTCTTCAGTGATGCGCGTCACGGCTTCATCAATCGACGGATAGCCTAGATCGTTCACGGCCTTAGCATTCAGCGTGTAGCCGAATTTCCCGGCCAACCCGATCTTCAGGAATCGCATTCCGGTTTTGTTCATCAGCACGCCGGCATCATGCGTCTTGCCGTGCCAAAGCCAAAGCTTGGACGGGTTGATATAGCGGTGGCGCTGCACAACCATGGCTTTAAGGTTCGATGCCTTAGCAGCCACCATCAGTTCCTTTTCATCGACAGGCGGAAAGCGGAAACCGCAAACAACGTTCGCGCACACGTCCGCATCGATGTCGTTATCGAGGCCGCACGATGGGCACGTTTTGACCTTCGGAAGGTTGGCCTTAATCTCGCGCTCCCGGGCCTTTGCGCCCTTTGGGATGACGGGCATGTTGATTGGCCCATTGCGGCCGATGTTCCCAGCAAAGTCCAGCACAAGGCAATTGATCTTGCCCGGGAAGACACGAGTACCGCGCCCCAGCATCTGCACGTGAGAAGCCGATGATTTCGTGGGTTTCAGCAGCACGATTACATCAACGTCCGGGCAGTTAAAGCCTGTCGTCAGCGATGCGTCCGAAACGATCCAACGATAGATACCCTTCTTAAAGTCTGCGATGCGTCGCTGATTCTCGGCCGTCGCAAGCTTCGAGTGAACGTAGGTCGCTTTCTCTCCCAGCGCCTCGATTGCCTCGGCTACGTGCTCGCAGTTCTCCGTCCCGGCGACAAACACCATACCATGTTTGCGGTCCTTGGCCAGCTCCAAGAATTCGGGAACGGCATCGGCTACGGAACGCTCTACGGCTTCGGACAGGTCCGATTGATTGAAGTCTCCGGCCTGCGTGCGCACACCGGAAAGGTCAACGTGTGATGACGTTTCTTGTGTGATCAGCGGCGACAGGTACCCCTCATCGACAAGGCGCGTGAAGTCCGGGCCGGTGCAAAGATCGTAAGCGATGCCATCGAAGATCGGGTTATCCACTTCCCATAGCAGCCCCTCGCCTAGGCGCCAATAGGTCGCCGTCATGCCGATGACGGGCATTTCCGGGCGATGGTAGCGTAGGGCATTGATCAGCGTGGCGTAGCCGCTTTTCGGGTCTGATGACACGCGGTGGCATTCATCGATCAACAGCACGTCACGCGGGCCGAGTTTCCCCGGGTTGCGCATGAGAGTTCCAACGGAACCAAACACAACATCCGCCGCCCAGTCCTTTTTACTGGATACGGACGCCGACACGACGCCGACGCTCTCCCCTTTCTTCCAGTGGGTCACGTAATCCTGATGGTTTTGGTCCACCAGAACGCCGGTATGCGTGGCGATGACGGCGCGGTTGATCCTGCCAGAATCCAGCATGTTCCGGATGATTGCGGCAGCGGTATGGCTTTTCCCGCTGTTTCGATGATGGACGCCGTTTCCATCACGGTAACGATTGTTCCCATCAACCGTAAACCCGAAGAAGAAGTCTTTAGGCGCGCCCTTGGCCGTCCCTGTCACCTGAACGACATTGCCCGATACGTTACGGAAAAACTTGAACGAATGTCCGATCAGCTTCTTTGCCTTGAAGACGGAATCTCGCCCACGAAACACGGCCGGCAGCTTGTGATCTTCATTGACCACGAACGACAAGCCGCGGCCTTCGATGCGAACCATACGCGACCGGCCACCGCGCAACATCAAGACATTGCGTGGCGTCCCATCATCCCCCATCAGCACGTCACCTACGCGCACGTCTTCGACGCGCTTGATAGAGCCGTCAAACATGAGGATGGGATGGCCGGCCGCGTGGCAGCCAGTAGGGAGACCCAGCACCGGGTTTTTCAGGTCCGTATTGAGGACGGCATCAACTGCGTTCTGCTGATACCAGCGAAGGGAAACGGTCATTTGTTGATGACCTCATGAAGCGTGGGCATATGGAATTCAGGGAATAGGATGATGTCGCGGTTCAGGGTCCAGCATGACGATTGAATGCCGGTCACGCTATCCACCTGCCGCTTGGATTCGACAAGCATACCATTTCCGCCCCTTCCTTGGGACAACAGGTTACGCACGGATGCCGTAGTCAACGTCTGGCGCCCGATTGTGATAGTTCCTAACGACGTAAAAATCTTCTGGATGATCTCATTCGAGAATTGCCATTGCGACGCATCCAGCTCGCGCAATCCCAGACGGTTCTGGAAATGCTTCCCGTTGATCGTGCCTTCCTTCCGATACGTTTCCAGCATTGCGAGAACGCGCTTCATGATGGCGGTCTCATCCCCATTGATTGCCAAGTCAAAAATGGGTACTGCTCGCATGAACATCTCATGCACGAACGACATAGCCCAGCGCATCAGCCGGTACGTGACAAGCGGCTTGTCATCTTCGGTCACGGCATTGTAGGCCGCAACGATATGGGCAATCTTGGCGCCATGGGCAGCGATGCGAGTTCTTGCGTCACTATCAAAGCTATTGTAGCTCGGCACTTTCTCATAGGCTTTCAAGCCATGCTGAAACAATTCCCACGCCTCGGGCTCGCATTGCAGCTCGATGAAGCGCGGCGCCTCGAACCCGTCATCCTCGGCTTCCGACGGCCGGTTGGACGCAAGGTAAGCATGGGCCAGATGATAGATATGCCGCTCAACCGTCCCGGGCTCTACGTAATCATCCGACACACTATCCGACGGCCCGCGCTGCTCGATGATGGGCACGATACGGGACAACAGGCCGCTGCTATAAACCTCATTGTTACAAGCGAATTGGATAAACGGCCCGATCTGCGTATCAGCAACAACCGAGAACGTGTAATAGCGCGGGAATTTCATAATCTTCCCGCCTCGCACCGGGTTGTAACACATCACGTTATCGGATGCCGCATCGAACCGGAACCGCATGATGTCGTGGAAAGTTTCCGTAGTGTAGTTATCGGAAAGCTTGGCCATTGTGAAGAACTTACTCTGATCTTCCACGAAGACGCACGATGACGGCGCAGCAACCGCAAAGGGGTAAAACTGCGTCATTGTGGTAGGGAACGAGTTGATGAGGGGAACAGTCTGCCCCTTAATCTCTTTGTCCAGCTCTCGACTTACCAGACGCATATAAGGCGAGAACGAGGACGATTTACCCACGCCCGGGGCGCCGACAATCGAGACATAGAGACTGCCCACCTGCCGATGCTGGAACAATTGACCACACGCATAGCGTCGCCCCAGCATCCCCGAGGCAACCCCCAGCATGGCACCGATCAGGTACGAAAGACGGATCGGTGCGCCATTGGCCGTGATCCGCTGGGACATTTCTGTAACGGCCCGACCGAACGGAGTGTCTGCGATATCGGCGTAGAGATCGACGCCAGACAAACGCGCAGCGCCGGTAAACAATTCCTCTTGCCCGACTTCAGATTCTGGAATCTCGGGCAATGTCTCGGGCGCTGTTTTGGCAGGTGATGCCTCTACGGCTTGAATAGCAGGCTCTGGCGGCGTTTTCTCTTCCGCTGGGGTATTCGCCTTAGCCTCTTCTTCCAAAACGAAAGAGGGCGCGAATAGCTCACCGTAGGGCTCGTATACCTCGCTCTGCTGCATCATTGCCTCAGCGTTATAGTGCCGCTGCTCAATTGTCATGCAGTTGCCGATGTTATGAACCGTCATCAGCGTCTTGGCGCGGTCATGGAAGACATGGGGGAAGCGGGCCATGGCCACGCGCACAGTTTGTGCAACGTTCCCGCTGATCGACAGAATGCAGCGGATGACGTGAGCGCGTGCAGCGCCGACGGAACCGTAGAACACCGAGATTTCCGATTCATCGAAGAGCGCAATGTCCGTCGTCCAATCTGGCAGCCGCTTGATAACTTCCTCGTCGCGGGCATCTTGCGGCGCGTCCAGCAGCTCATAGTTGACTCGATTTTGTTCCGTCGGGATGGCGCCGAGGAAGTTTGCCACCATGGTGTAAGACCCCATTCCGATAGGGAACGTCGAATAGTCGATACCGTCCATCACGTACCCATCGCCCGTCACAACGACGAAACCGGACGTGTAGTAATTGATCGACGGATGATCGACAACATCCAGCCCTCGCACGGCCTCGTAACCCCAGATATGCACGGCCTTCCGGTCCGTTGTGTACTCGGCATAGGTCGGCTCATCGGCCAGCATCTTTGCCACGTCTTCGGGCAGATTGCCGTCGGCGTCCAATTTCACGTCGAGGATGCAGATTCCATCCTCACGGGTCAGGAAGGCGCCGATGCGCAGATTCTTCTGGCGCGATTCCGGTTTCGATGCGATCCAGTCTTGCAGGTCCGGCAGGCGCGATACCCAATCGCCGGGACGGACCATGGAAGGCTGGCCGTCCTTGTCGATGACATAGGGCTGCTTCGGTTTCATGGTCGCGGTGCGGGTAGCTGACGTGACGGCCCACACGGGAGCATTCGGGTTCAATGCTTTGATGATGTTCTCGTAGCTCATTGCTTCTTCCAAAGTGAAGGGGATGCCCTATGGTCCCACGAGACCGGCAGGCTAGTCAAGATCGCTGATGCTTCCCAGCAACCGGTACTGACCGTCTATCTATAGAGAGACGTACCGGCAGCGATGGGCCGTCAGGCCCTTCTGGTAGTCCGGTCTCTCCACCAATGAGAGCGCCTGATCTCGGGTAGCTCTCACCCCGAATAATTCGCGCCGAATTTCCGGATGCGGCCTGAATAATTCCGGCAGAATTTCACCCTACAGACACCCTATGGTTCGACCGCTCGCGGCCGGCAGGATGCCGGCAATATTCCTACCCCCTCCCCCCGGGGTGAGCGACCCCCCGTCCAGAAGCACCTCCCCGGGGGCTCGGGGCAATTTCACCAATTTCTCCCCCCTATATATATAGGGGTCAATTCAAAAAAACCCTTTTTCATATCTGACCCTCACGACAGAAAAAAATAGAAATTCGTTTAATGGTTTTTGACATGTTAAATACTGTGTCCCACCTCCCCGGAAACCCGCATGAATACTGGATTTAACATTTCAACGTTGTGAAAAAAAAATTGGCGGTAATTTTTCACTCGTACACGAACAATTTCGGAAAGTGACGAAAACCCCCGTTTTTCGGCTTAATCGTATAACGAACGTTCCCAAACATGAGAGAAAAATTGGCGGTAATTTTTCAAGAATTATTTAAATTTTGTGAGACACACGCGAAAAGGAATCATTTACCACGTTGAGTGGAAATTTACCGCCAATTTTCTTGTTCTTTTCGTCACGTTACGCAACGATGAACTCATGTTGAACTCATGTTGAGTATAGGTTGAACTCATGTTGAACTCACGACTGAAAATTTACCGCCAATTGTTACACCTGTTAAATCTGCTTCGGAGTAGAGGGTCAGAGAAATTTACCGCCAATTTTGAAACGTGCAATTTCCGGGCGCTTCCGGGACTTCCGTCCGGCGCCTAGTGTCAGCGTGTATCTTTGGGCAAGTTTGCAACATTCGGCGTGATACGCATCGATTGATCTTGACACGCTTGCCGGTCGGCGGGTACCATAGGCGCGTTCTTGTCTATAGGAATTCTTCACCGTGCCGTCCTCGCCAATCACGTCTATTACGTTCTCGTCCATGGATTCCGCCCCATATCGGGCGTTCTGCAAAGCCTTCGAGGCCATGCAGATGCAGTCCTCGGGTGCCATACGCGAACGTTTCGCAGACAAGGAAAACAGGCTTGGATTCGAGATCATCACGACACCGGAAGGGCGCGGCATGGCGATGATCTATGACGACAAGAGCGGAGAAGTAACCATCAAAATCGGGCCGGCATCAGAGATTCGCCGGCGTCTCACCCAAACCCCAAACCGTCGAGGCAGACCAAAGAAAATGGAAACCACAACCACCGAAACCACCACCGCCACCGAAGGGCAAGAGTACAAAGCTCCCCGCAAGAAACATGACCCGGAGTTGGGCAGTTTCCGCATCGTGAACAAGCTGGGAACGGACGAACTGATCCGGCTTGTCTACTGGCTGCGAGACAACGCCATCGCCAAGCTTGTCGATACAAAGAACGTCATTCGGGTTCACGTTGATCTCAAAAACAACCCGTTCGGATTGCCAAGGCATGTCTCCGGCATCATGACGCTTTACTACTCTCGTCGCGGATGGTCGCTTGCGCGTCCGGGCACGGCGCCTAACCGTCAGCCTGTCGAAGAGTTGCAAATGGCCGATATGCCCCCGCACTGGCAGGAAGAAGGCGAGGAAATGAGGGAAGAATTCAAGCGCAAGCGCGGCCGTCCGGCGAAGCTTCCGCTTTCCGAGAAAGACCCGCATCTCGTCATGTTCTATAAAGACTTCCCCGAGTTTTACAAGCCGGATGCTCATGAAGAATCGGCGCGGGTTGCGTGGGAAGAAGTGTGCAAGACAATGAACTTTGACCCGTCTACGTGGGTTCCGCCGGCCGCCGCCACCCGCTACTACCGTCTGGATTGATCCATGGATAAGGCGCAATACCTGCTTTGCAGGGGGCATTGCGCTGATATCGAAGAAGCGCCAGATGGTTCCTTCCGGTACCGCTGGTGCCTCGATGATGGGCGCGAATTCATGGACGAATTCCGGGTCAATGGGTCCGAAAAGTCTGCCAAGATGGCCGAGTTTCTGATGCGCGAGTACCCGCTACGTGCGCACGATCTCGCCCCTATCTACATGCTGGCATATGCCGCCAATCGGAAGACGTGGCGAGGGATGGAAGCCGCCATTCTGGCAGATATGACCATCCCGGCCGCAATCCATGACATCGAATTCGTGATAGAAACCGTTTGAATTCAATCACTTACGTCATATATTCATGGCGTGAATACATAGGAAAATCGACAATGACCGACGTTTCAAACACTCTGAATGCGCGCTACGCACGCTACGGCACGTTCTCTGTGCAGGCCGCCATCTCCCAAACCCTGAAAAACTTCATGCGGCAATCGCCTAATTGGGACAGTCTTGACCCGGATATGGCCGAGGCGCTGGACATGATCCAACACAAGATTGCCCGTATCCTGAATGGAGACCCGCGCTACGCCGATAGCTGGCACGACATCGCCGGCTACGCTGCTCTGGTAGACAAGCGCCTCAACGGCGAGGGGGTGTAGCAATACAACAACCGTCTGTCGGTGGGGGTTGCATTCCAAAATTAGGTGTGGTGTAATCATCTCCATCGACAGACAGCGCATCGCGCTACACACTTCCCACGGAGTAGAACCATGAACAAGTCAATCCCCCAGCAGCGTACCGTCCGTATTACCGTGAAGACCATGAAAGGTCCGCATACACTCAAAGGGGCTGAAGTCTTCAAAGAAGAAATCAAAACCATCGATTACAAGGGCCACGCTGACGATGAATTCATGAGGACGGCAATTACCTTGTATAGCATCTTTGATTCCTTCGATTTCAAAAATCCAATGAAAAAATGGTCCTCTGAATCTGAATCAGGCATCCTTGAAGAAGATGGGGTCTGGTATCACATCAGCGTCAAAGACTGCAAATAATCCGATCATCGCCCGTCGCAAGACGGGCAACATCCCACGAGAAACGATCATGAACAAACAACAACGCACCGTCCGCCTGACCATGATGCTGATGAAAAATCACTACAGCATCAAGGATGCACAAATCGTCAAGGAAGAAATCCGCCACATCGATTACGGATACGCCATTGGCGTGGGCCGCGTGACGATTGACCGCGAGATCATGGATAGCTTCGCCGGTGATCTCGAATGTATCGATGGCGCGCACAATTGCGGTTTCTACGAAGACAAGGGCAATACGTACTTTGTTGTCATGAAAGACGCCAAATAATCATCACTGGCCCGCCGGAAGGCGGGCCAACATCCTGCAGAAATATGAACATCCAACGACACCATTCAACCGTCCGAATCTTCGACGGAAAAAACGTTCAGGAAGAGCGCAAGTTTCTGAACGAACGCAAAGCATCGCAAGCCTTCGGCCGGCTCATGAATGAGGTTTTCACCGAAAACCCGATCATCGTGGCATCGAGTAAGCCCGGCGCCAAGATCATTCATCACGGCTCACTCTGGGGATTGCTCGTCAATTCCCCCATTCATCAGTCCCTGCATATCGACAACAAATCCCTCGTCTTTGCCGGGTTCCTTCAGTACATCATGGACAACCACCAATGACACTCCAAATTGATCCCACTGTCCGTTCAAACAATGTTTGCGAGAAAGTGATGGGCGCACGCTCGGCGTTCGTTCTGCAGGTTCTCAAGCGCCATCATGACGGCCTGTCCATCAAACAATTGGCCGAAGAATTCGGGGTCAGCGAGGCCACTGTTTACACGTCACTCAATCGTGCTGAAACAACGTTCTGCATCCAGCGACAAGAGCGGCCGTCCAGTAAGCGGATGACGCAAGATCAGGTTGATATGGCGGCATCATTGCTGAATCAAGGATGGTCCGTTAAGCGGACGGCACAAAAGGTTGGCGTCTATGACAATGCGATCATTGGACGCATCAAAAACGGAACGCTGCCGCCGTCGAAACACGCAAGCCCGGTTTTCCAGCACAAAGAAGCAGTAATCCGCGAGTTGGAAGAGCGCATCACCCGCATGGAAAGGATGGCAACGCATGGAATCTACTGATTTTGCACAAGAAATCATCGACACCATTAACAAGCGCCGCGATGCAGGAATGTCCCTGAATGAGGCGCTCGAAGGTACTGGCGTCAATCGTGACACTTACTACAAAGCAATGCGCAATCCCGGAGTGGCAAAGCGCAAGCTTGAAAGTATCCAGAAGCTCAAATACGTTGATAGCTGCTACACCCAGCGCGGAATGAGTACGGACGAAATCGCCCAGTTTCTCGGCGTAACCCGGGGGCAGGTCAACAAATACCTGCGTAAACTCGGGATTGAGCAAAAGCCGAGAGAGCGTAAGCGCAATATCTCCCCGGAACGTGCCGCCGCCGAGGCCAAAGAGCGGAACCTGCTGGAACGTTTGGTCAACGAAGAAGGGCGCACGCTTGTCGAGATTTCACAAGAAACCGGGCTTTCTACTAGCGTCATTAAGACCAGCATCAAGCGGTACGGCATCGTTCGCGGCGAGAACGCTTCCAAGCGCAAGCAAGCCGGCGATGAGATCGACAATCACCCGCTACGGCAAATCGTGACGAAAGAATGGAAGCCGATCAAGATGGAACAGCGCCAATGGTTCACACTGTAAACATCGTTCCGGCGTCCCTTGTCGCGGAAATGCTCGGCTGCACACGCGGGAATCTCTCGAAACTCGTTAAACAGGGTGTACTGAAAACGCCGCTGCTAAAGAACGGCTCCCAGTATTGGCCGCTGGATGAAGTGATGGCCGCCAAAGAAACGTACCGCAATCGAAAGGCCGACCGAAGCCCGAGAAAGGCCGCCACACTGACGGCCAGTTTTGAGAACTACGCGGCGTCCCTTTAAGGCGAATTCTCGCGGATGGAACCGGACGCCTTGATCGTGCCTTGAACGGCAATAGCGCCAACGACGTTCATCGTGCCAGAGACAACCGCGCCACTTCCGCCAGAGATCGCCGCGCCACCGTTAACTGTTAACGCCCCGGAGACCGACAACGCACCATTGCACGTCGTCGCCGGGGCATCGATCATGACGCTTTGGCTTTTGATCGTCGCGCTATCGCTTGCCGTGACGTGCGCCACTTTCGTAACCACCTTCACGGTTTCGCTCCCCGTAATCGTCACCGTCCCCGGCGTCTCGATGACGATGGCATCATCAGCCTTTAGCCTGATGTTTTTGTGATGCCATGCACGCCAATCGACACTGTTTCCTACTTGCGGATTTCGGAACCCCACCACAAGCGGATAGCGGGAATCTCCGCCGATGAATTGCAGCCAGACATGATCCCCGGGGACGATCTCGATTTCAGTGGCCAAGCCCGAGGCAATCGGGGTGGCACGGTCGCCAAGCGAATACATCAGCTCGGCCGGCACTGGCGTGTCAGCAAGCCCCGGAATCGTTACGGTAACTAACCGTTTGCCCTTGTCGTAGCTTGCCACTACGCCCGGGAAAAATCCGCTCATTCGACACTCCCTAACCAAAGCTTCGTGTAACCATCAATCGGGACGTGCGCTGCCGTAACGACGATAAGTTTTTCCCCGTTCACGTCCACGATATCCCCGGCGTCTATGTTCATGTCCAGCATGATCTTTGCTATCCGCCGCTGAATGATCGTCTGCTGCATCAGGCGCACGGAACGCGCATCGTGATGCGGCACAAAATAGACCGGGGACGGAACACTACGCGCAACCTGCACAAGGTTCCGGCTCTCGTCCATTGAGACGTATTGCGGCATCTCATTACGCGCTACGAACGTCATTTCATCGTCCGCCCCTTGGATATCTGGCAGAAACCGGACCGGCTTTTGAGCGACGATTTCCGGGTAAGTAAGGGCCTGAATCTTCCCCTTCTTCCAACGAACGATTGCCCCGGCTTCCTGCAATACCCGATTGATCATCGGGGTAGGAAGGTCGCCGCGAAGAAGCGCAAAACGCTGCCCCATGACGCTGCCAAAGACGTTAGCTTGCGAACCGGAGAGCCGGTAACAGTCCTGAATCGTGGGTTTCTCTTTGAAGACGTTTCGGGCCATTGGAAGGGCGATGCTTTTGGTGCCCTTCATCAGGCAGGTGATCGAGAAGCCGCCAGTGTCCTTGTCGCCTTGCTGCACTAACCCGGACGCCAAGCGGCTTTTGACAATCTCAAACTCGTACTTCCCCACCGATACCGTGCGCCCTTCTTCCATCCACTTCTCAACGCCATCCAGCGCCCGGATATCGGCCTCCATCGTGATAGGAATGGGGCTACTGTCGCTGCGAATCACCAGAGACACAACGACAGTATTTTGCAGGGTTCTTCCGTTCTCAATCGTGATCATGGGCGCGGAATCACCTGAATTTGCATCGGGCAAAGGAAGCCATGTCGGTCAATGCCGGAGGGTTCCGGAATTTGCAGCGAGATCGGGCCTTGCATGAAGCTCTTGCGCGGAAGCCCGTCGAGATACCGCTCGATATCTTGGGAAATCTCGCTGTTTGTACGGCGCTCAATGTCACCGCCAAACTGTTTCATCGCGTCGATATAGACCGATTCTTCTTTCTCGATATAGAGAAGGAAGAGCGGCTCAATCAGCCCCCATTCTGACGGCGTGATATCCGTCGATTCGTTCAGAAACTGATCCGACGCTTGGAAGTTTTGCGATTTCAGGGGCGCATGGGATGCGTATGTTTCTGCCGCACGGATTGCGCAACCCAGAATGATCGGCTCTTCCAGAAGGTTCCCGACGGGCCGGAAATTTCTGGCCCACCGCGTAACAAGGTCACTGATACGCATCCCCTACCCCTTAAATGCGGTCGGTTTGGCCGAAGTAGTGGTAGAACAGCGTGCCACTAATGGTCATCACTTGCGCGCGGTTTTCCCAGTCTCGGTCCGTAGCATCCAGCACGAGGAAGCAATCTTTAAGATGCTTACGGCTAGTCCATTTCTGGGGGGTGCCCTCGTAAATCTTGGCATTGAATTTCCCGCCCTGCGCCGTGATGGCGTCAAGCATGCGGTCAACGTCCCCGGCCACCGTCTCAAGGAACGTCACCTGCCCCTGAAGCGCGACCTTCAGTTGCTGGGGCTGGAATGCCGATCCGCCAGTGGGAGTCGGAATCTCGATCTCGCCCGCCGAGGACAGCTCGGGCCACGGGGCTTGCTTGCACAGAAGCCACATGTTTTCATGCCCGTCGATCTCAAAAGCCATGTCCGAGTTGATGGATTTCTCGCCCATGGCCGCGACGCTCTGGTAAAGCGTCTTCATGTATGCGCCAGTAGATACAGTCATACGAATTGTTCCTTTTTGCAAAAAGAATGTACCCCAATGGGTACGGAGACCATTCTAAAGCTTGACTTCAGGCCGAAGGTCGCCTAACATCACGGAACCATGACCCACAAACTCGAATTTGACGAACCTTCCCACACGTACCGCCTGAACGGCATCCCTGTCCCGTCAGTGACAACGATTCTCAAGCCACTGTCCGGTCTGGACAAGGTTCCGCGTCCCATTCTGGAAAAAGCCGCCGCCTATGGAACGGCCGTCCACTATGCGACAGAACTATATGACCGGGCAGAACTGGATGAGGCATCGCTGCCTGATGAGTTCAGGAATGCTATCGAGGCATACAAGGGGTTCCTGTTTGAACACTCGCCGGAATGGCTGGCCATTGAGTGCCGAACGTTTCATCCTGCCCTCATGTACGCGGGCACGGTTGACCGTGTATGCAAGATCGACGGAAAGACCTACGTTCTGGACCTCAAGACAACGTTCAAACTGAATCCCGCCGTATCTGCCCAGCTCGCTGCGTATGCGACAACACCCCTCATTGCTGAACACGGCATTGATGGAATCCTGTCCCTCAAACTCCCAAAATCCGATGAACCACCGACCTACACGCTAGAAACCCACGATATGACCGAAGGCTGGACTACCTTCCTGTCATGCCTTCAGCTTCGCAATTTCTGCATTAAACACAACCTCAAAGGAACCCCATTCCATGATTGATATCACCCCCATCGAAAAGGACGCGCTGACGTTCAAAGCCCGTTCCGAAGCCTACGAAATCACCGACGATCTGTCTTTCGACGCAGCCAACGAAGACCTGAAGGCCATCAAGGCCAAATACAAAGAGATCGAGGCAAAGCGCGTCGCCATCACGAAACCCCAGAACGACGCCATCAAACAGGTTAACGCACTCTTCAAGCCGCCCCTGCAATACCTGAAGGATGCCGAGGATTTGCTCAAATCCCGCATCCTTGTCTACCAGACCCAGAAGGAACGAGAGCGCGCCATTGCTCAGGCCGAGGCGGCCAAAAAGGTCGAGGAAGAAAAGGCCCGGCTGGCCGCTGAAGCCGAGAAGCTCAAGGCGTCCGCGTCATTGGAAGATCAGGTCCAAGCCATGATCATGGAATCCCAAGCCAAGACGCTGGCAGTGGCCGAGGCCCCCAAGATTGGCGATGACAAGATTTCCATCAATACGCGGAAAGACGTGGCAGTGACCGACCTTAAGGCGTTCCTGAAGGCCATCATCGACGGGCACACGCCGGAGAACGCAATCACGGTTAACATGGCGGTCGTCCGGGCAGCGTGGAAGATGGGCCATCCGTTCATCGGCTGCTCTGAAATTGAAGAAAAATCCGTCGTAGTGCGTTCTTAAAAAGGAAATCCATCCATGAACATCGTCATTCTTAACGGCCGTCTTGGCAAAGACCCTGAAGAGTTTTTCGCTGGCGTGCGCTTCTCAGTGGCAACCACCGAATACTTTAACGGGGATGAGAAAACCCAGTGGCACAACGTTACCGCGTTCGGCAAAACCGGCGAGTTTGTGCAGAAGCATTTCAGTCGAGGCAAGGGCATCAACATTCAAGGCCGGATTGAATATTTCAAAAAGGACGAAGATTCGCCCACCTATACAAACATCATCGCGGAACGTGTATTTTTCCCGGTCGGCAACAGTAAGAACAGCGATGGCGAAGGGGAAGGGCAGGCATCGGCGCCACCTAAACCTAAGAAGATGCCCAAATTCGATGACGATGATGACATCCCGTTCTAAACGATAGAATAGAGCCCGTTGCTAACAACAGCGGGCTTTTTTATGGACACAATCGACAAAATCAAAGAATTGATCGCCAGCCTTCAGGCGGAAATTGATGAATGGGAAACCGATGGCAGCCTCGATGATGCCCGGGAAGTTCCCCCGCCTGACAAGCGTTCCGAGGAAGAGAAAGCCGAGGATACCGAACGGGAAATGAACAAGGGCGAATCCGAGGGCAAGGAACCCGCCGAATCGCCGCAAGAAAAGGCCGCCGAGGCCGCCGAAAAGCAAACCGAGGGTGAGGACAAGGAAGACACGAAAGAAAAGCCGGAGAAGCCCGAAAAGCCCACTCTGGATAGCGCCAAAGAAGACGCGGTGGGCGAATTCAAGCGCGATACCTTCCAAGTGAAGATGATCAGCCGAATCGAGGCCACCGAACAGGCAGCGCGACAAGCAGCGCGCAAATGAACGAAGGGGGCGAAAGCCCCCCTTTTCCTTTACCGGAACAGCACGTTTAGCGCGCTGGGCTTATTGCTCGAATTGTCGCGCTGGCCGATCAACAGGTAGAACACGTCAAACAGACGATAGTCGCCCGAATTGGCGCCCTCTGGGGAAACCCTGATGCGTAGCGCGGGCCTTCCCCCAAATTCAGGCGCCCCCGCAACCTCTCCCCCGTAGTTATGGCCATCCCCGTATGACCCGCTTACGAACGTGAAGACTTCGCCAGCGAACGGGTAGTTATTCATGTTCAATTGGCTGCCGCAAATCGACACAAGCCGGGTATTCGTGCCGCCACTGAATGAACCAAAGCGCGGCGCCGTGCTGGCCCTTCCAACCACCGCACACCATTCGCGCCCCAGCGGGATAACGTATTGGAACGGGGCATTCCCACCTACGCGCTGATTGAACACAACCCCGAGAATGCTGCCCATTGCGTCACGGAACGCTCTCACTGCCTGTCTGGCCCACCACCGCGTCGCAAGATAACCGTCTTCGCCGTGAGCTTGAGCAAGCGGAGAGCCGGCAAAGCCACTGGAACCGATGCCGTTAACCGTTCCTTGGCGGGTTGGCAGACGATAGAAGAGCGGGTAATGACGATAGGTTGACCCGTATTGCTTGTTCCATGCCGGCAGGTTCGATCCGTCGCCATCGTATTGCCTGCTTGCCCCGACAAGCATCGTCGCAAGCCACTCGCTACTGATCGTCGCATATCCTGACGGGCCGACGCCATTCGCCCACGGCTTGATATCCCCGCCAGCAGGGTTCCGGAAGTTGAAATTCTGCCAAGCAATCGGCGCTTCGTTTGCGTGCCCAGCAACAGGGACGCCGATATGGATCGAGTTAACGACAGGGGTCGTTTTCCCGTTCAGTTGCTGAAGCTCAAACAGAAGATTAGTGACCGGAGAAATGCCCTTCAGGTCATCAATGGCGCGATCGATCTCGGCTGATTTCAGCTTGAAATTGATATCGACTGATTCCAGCCGCCGGTTGAATTCGTATCCGGTGAAATCCATCCCGGACGCGATCTTCTCAATGGGTGTTGGTACGGATGCGTTAATCATCGCCGGCAAATCCCTATAACCATCCAAGATGCAATCTTGTCACCACGAATCGGGGCGTCAATCCAGCGCATGCGGAAGTTTCGACCGATGGCCTCGCCGCCAAGGAATTTGGCTTCACTGCCCACCTGCGGCGTCATGTACGCGGCAAACCATTCAGGGTCATACTTGTTGTACATGTCGTTCAGGCCCGGGCCGATCTCCCAAGACGCATGCCCGTTGTGGTCACTATAGGTTGCTTTCCCTACGCCGATGATGAATCGGGCACCGGGAATCCCCATGACGATAAAACGCTGGCCGCCAACCGCATAGGTCTGCACAAAGCGTTCTGAAATCTTGCGCATCATGCGCTTGATGAAGCCTTGCGAGACAAGGGCAAACTGATTGGAATTGTTGTCGATCTCGGTTTCCGCGTCATTGGCCCAGTCCTGCACACCGACCAGATGCGGAATGCCAGTCATGTACGGGTTGCCGTTGGTCAGCAATTCCGGCACGTCACCGGCCGTAATGTAGACGTTCCCAGTCTTGCCGTTGATCGAGTTAACGACAGTGCTTCCGATGCGCGTTTTAAGAGCGTTAAATTCGGATTGAATGCGCGCAATACGTGCAGCCGCGTTCGCGTCAGCGCCCCGGGCATCGCGCAATTCCTTGTCCAATTGATCTAGCTGGCGCTTGATCGCTTCCATGTTGGCATCGATCTCTCGATACCCCTTATTCCAGAGTTCAGGCTCTGCATCGACCTCTGTAGTCGGAAGCTTCGAGATCGAAGGATGAGGAATGTTGAAGATGGCCATGGTCAGTTATCCTTGGCATTCGATGCCGCGTATTTATTCGAGACGGCGCGAAGGCTTGCCGCTGACGTAAACCCGAACGCCACCACCTTGCAATAGGTTCCGTTATTCCTGATCTCGTTTGCCGCGCCGGGGAAATCCAGCGTAATGTTCTCGTTGTTAGCGAAGCTTCCAGCGACGGCGCCGAAGTTCTTCGACACGGCAGGCGTTGGCATCACACCGAACGGCTCATCCACGTGGATCGGCAGGGAAACGTTGATGGCATGGCCGCCACCGCGCGGGAATGTCGCGGTCCCGAAGATCATGATGAAAAAGTTCATCAGCGGGAAGCAAATGAACGACAATCCACCGTTTGCGTGGCCGATATTGTGAACGCATCCGAGGCGCCGAAGCATCGAGAAGTTCGGCACTGAAGTCGGGCCAAATTCCGATCCCTCAAGCTTAAGCTGGCGCAGAATCGAATCAATGTCCGTCCCCCAGTGAGACTGGCCAGCGAACATCGTCTTAGCAAATGACACCGGAGACACGACGGCCTGTGTATCGTTAGAGATACGCGAGAGCATCCCGGAACGCGCTTCGTCCACACGGTCAGCTACCCATTTGGTAGTAGGGACGCGCTGGCTTCGGTCGAAGTTATTGGGGTGAACAATCGAAAAGAAGCCTTGAGCGTGAATGTAATCGTTCTTCGCCGCTGCGGTCGAATTCGCGTAGATATCGGCGGTTTTCGTCACAAAACCCTGATTGATTTCCCGGGTTAGCTGCGAAAAATTGTAGTTAATGTCCCGATAGGTCGCGTTCCAAAGTTCAGGCGTCGCGTAGGGATCATTCGATGGAATTTCTTCAATCGTTTTGAGAGTGACGGCCATAGTGTTTCCTCATTCGGCTATGGCCGTCATGATACGTCATTCGCCCTCGTATGAAACCGTCAGCTTGACGTTTTGTGCGCTAAACGCTTCCGTACTATTCAGACTGATGCGATAGGCCGTGCCAGCCTCGCACTTGGCGAGGAATGACAGAAAGCCGCTCTTGCCGCTCATTTTGGTTTGGCGAATGGTCGAAACCCCCACCACTGCCGGGAATTTGGACACGCCATTATTCAGATAAACCCCCTTGGTGAACGTAGTGCCGTCGTTCTTTGCGAAAGAATCAATCTCGATCCGATACCAGCCAGTCTGGGGCACGGTAATCGTCATCTGGGCGGCAAACTGCACGCGCTTGGTGGCATGCGTATGCTCGGCATCGCCATCCATCGAGGCGCCGCTACCACCGTCCACAACGATATTCAGCGCGCCGTACATCTGGGACGAAACGATAGCCTCGGGCTTGGCGGGTTCCGCCTCAGAGTGACCACCGCCGGTCGAAAGACCATCCAGCTTCACCTTATCGGCGGCCGACATCATCCCGACCGTGGTCGTGGTGGCAACAGCCTTAAGCGCCTCAATGCTTTGCGTGATGGCCTGCTTTTCAGTCGTGAGCGCCGATTCAGTAACGACGCGAGAGCCGTTAGCCATCACCGTGCCGTTGAGCGACGGGTTCAGGAACGTGCGGTTATCAAAACTCAGGTTCACGTCGCCAGTCTGGCCGTTGACCGAAGTAACGAAACCGCTACCGCCGCCACCACCGCCAGCGCGTGCGCTAAGTTCGTTGAAATTGTCTTGGATGATCTTCAGGCGATCATTCAGTGGCTCGGTGCTGCCCAGCAGGCAGGCCGAATTCAGAATAGGCTGCAATTGCTTCATTTCATTTTCTCCATGGATGCCCCGGGTTTCCCCGGGGCGTGCAGATTATCGCAGTTAGATTAGCGTTCTAACTTCCCTGTTACCGCGAAAGCTCAGGCGCTGATCCGCGCGGGATGATCGAACTGGCCCAGTCCGCATATGGCAGCGCGTTAGCCGCACGTCCGTCGCGTACCGTTCCGTTCTGGCGCTGCACCGGGCAGAACCCGTAAGCCTGCCACTCATGCGTAAGCGGCTGCATGCGCGACATGCCAGAACCCGGATACCAGCCCTCGTCTTGGTTGTTAACCCACACACGGTCATCTTTGTTGTTACCGAAGATTTTCGGGTCACAACCGATATGCATGGCAACCTCAGCGCCCGGTGTGATGATCTTGGCTTCGCACGTCATCATGATGCCGCGAATGTTGACAACGCCCGGGAATTTGAAGCGTGCGCCACCGCCGTGCAGTGCGGGCCACGGAGAACCGGCACGGAATTTGTACGCGGTACCACCCTCATAGTCGCGTTTCGTTGCCGGCCCCATATCTCCAGACATTCTCGGATGGAACCAGTTGCACCAGAAACCGTTCTGCTGATGCGACATCATTTGCCACGTATTGTTTCCGTATTGCAGAACCCAGAAACGAAGGTTGCGGATGGCGATTTCAGGGGCAGAAACCCGGTTAGGTGAGCCCTCGATTTCCAGTGCAGCAAACCACGGATCGAACACAACGAAAGTCTGTTTCAGAACCCATTCAACGTTACCCGTTTTCTCCCACGGAGACAGCAGCCAACCGTCAGCACGGGTCAGATGCTGGGATTTGCCTTGAACAATCGCAGCGCCGCCACCTTGCCCGGACGTTCCGTTCTTCACGGCATCAGACACGTGATTCCATGCGTGCAATTGTCGCGGGTTGTTACCCGTAGACATCTCAAACAAGAAGTCCTTCATGGCCGTACTGACAGCGCCAGCAGGGGCAGGCGTCGGCGTCGCAGGAGGCGGAGACGGCGGTTGTGCAGGCGGCGGGTTCGGGGCTGGCGGAGGTGAAGGCGGCTTCGGAATCGGTGCCGGCGTCTCTTGAGCATTCGCATCCTCGATGTAGTGCAGCGTCACACCACGCCAGTTCACGTCGTTCCGATTGCCGTTAGGCGATTGGTGCGCGTGATAGTTGAGCGGAATCCAGTTGCCTGAATTGTTCGTGTAACGTGCCTCGCCGTCGATGTAGGACACCGGCATTTCCAGCCCGCGCCCACCGCCTTCCGTGCCGCGTCGCCGGCCGTTGGTTTGGCCCGCAAAGCGCCACGATCCACGCGGAGCCGTGAAGTCCACCGCAATCCATTGCCCGGCCGCCAGAACGATATCCGAAGTAAACGGAATGTCGTACCACTCAATGACGGCAAAATTGGCGCGGATGCCGGTAATGCGCTGCGATGCCGGGCGTGCGTTCGCCGTGAGCGTATGCGTCCACAGCGTGCCGTTTTCCTCATTCGACAGACCGTCACCGATAAGCCGCTTGATGGAAATCGTCAGTTGGTCATTCCCGTTGATGTTCTCAGCCACCAGCGACATGCCCTTGAGGGTCATTTTCTTGTTGATATACATGGCCTCACGGATGTTCCGCGTCTGGCTGCCGGCGTTCGATTGCCCCAGAACGATAGCGCGGGAATTCGGCGCGCCGGATTCCAGCACCATATAGCCGTACTCTTTGCCAGCAGTATCGGTCAACCGCATCATCGGGACCGTGACCATCTCAGCGCCGTTTGCCGAGGCCGGGTTAGTGGAATCGATCCACGTAGCGCCGCTATTGGATGACCATTTGGTACCCCATTCCCGAGGTGGAACCCAGCGAGTAGGCGAGTGATGAGTGTTGGCGCCAACTTGCACACAGTTGATCGAGTAGAAGTTACCCACCGTCGAATCGTCGTTTCGGAACGTGACGTGATAAATCTTGCCAGCCGTCAGCGGGCGGGCATCACGCACAACATCCTCATACATGGCATCGCGGCTGCGGTCGAGCGAGCGAAGGTCTCGCGTGAAGTTGCCATATTGCGCCCCAGCACGATTCGGGTTTCCATTGCCATCATCGTCATAGATGGTTGCGCGGAGAATGCCAGCAGTCCCGCCATGATATCCGCTTACATCGCCATACGGAACGTAGTACCAAATACGCGCAAGCGCAGCAGACGATTCGGCCTTGAAACGGCACGTCATCGCATAGTTGTTAGCGCCGGTCCTGTATCCAACCGTAAGGTTCCGAAGCGATTCGACGATGAATCGGCCCGGACCCCAGACGTTCGCCATCTCGGTCTTATCGAAGCCCTTCCATTCACGCGCAACAACAGGCGGTTGCGGTTGAGGCGTCGGGGGTTGAGGCTGCGGTGTAGGTGGCTGCGGGTTCGGCGTCGGCGGTGTCACTACATGGGGTTCCTCGGCGGTCACGCCCGGAACGATTCTGCCAAAGAGACCTTCAGGCATCGCCAGCATGTAAGTTTCCGTCGCTTTCCAGTCCACGACGTTCATCGTTGATTGGAACATGATCCGCGTCATCTCGCGGTTGACTGTCGCTTGCGGCTCAGTCCAGTAAGCATCATCGCCCCAGAACGTGCGCCGAACGGAATCAGCCCAAGCAAGCGGGATCATCTTGCCATTCTGCTTCAGTTCCATGGCAAAAATCTTGCGGTGGAACCATTGCATGGCCGGTTTGTTGCGCTGCTCGTTATCGTGATTGTCCAGATAATCGTTATAGAACGAAACGACACACCATCCGGGCACGCGGGAGTTTCGGCAACTAACGTGATATGCGGTGGCCGTACTCTGGCCGTACAAACTCATGAAGTTTGTCTCTTCCCCGGTCTCAAGGTTGACCATGAACAGGCGCGAATTACCGATGTAATCCCCGGATACATACACGTCCTGCCCGTTCTCAAGCTGGCCAAGGTCGCTATGTTCCGATGCCTTGTTGATGATGATGTAAGGCAACCCGCTCTTACTGGCAGGGTGAACATCCTTCATGTTCCGCGTGTATGCGCGGGTATCCCATCCGGACTGATATGCCCAAGAAATCGTCGCGTACTTGCCCGACGGGGACATGGAAGAATGGTCCGGCATATGGTTCTCGGGAATGTCGATCTTCCCGATGATCTTGTGCTCCACGCGGTCATAGACCACGGCGCCCAGCGGGATGAAGCCTTTTTTCTGGACGATCCAGCACCAATAGCGGCAATCCAGCGACGGCGCGCCCTCAGACTTGCTCCAGCAGTTGAATGCTTCGGGCCAAATAGCCGTCAGCAGCGGGCCGATTTCAGTCGTTCTGATCTCGGCGCCGGTGCGTGCATTGCGCTCGATCAGCTTCATGCCGACGCCGTTTTGCGGCACGTGGAAGAGAACGTCCGGCTTGTTCGGATGCCAGACTGGTTCAGCATCTCCGCCCATTTGCGCGGGCATCGTCGCAATAAGCTTGAGCGTCTTATTGTCATAGGTCTGCCAGTAACCATCGCTCGTCGTCATGATGAACATGGTGTTATCGCAGTTCCATGCTTGACGGCGCGAATAGTCCGAACGCACGCGACGCTGACCCTTGGACCATGCCACAACGTTGTCGGTTACGCGGGCAATAGGCGTGTTATAGGTCGGCGCGTGAATGGCCGTGCGCAGCGGGAAAACAGGCGGCTCAGGCACTTCGACCTTATTCCGGTTGCTGCTGACAGTGAGGCCCTCTGCCAAGATCGCCTTGAACACGTCATCATCGGTCGGGCTGGCGGGCGGTTGCAGCGGTTGAGTTTGACCACCACCGGGCGTCGCATACAGTTCGCTATGAGGCACTACCTTCCCATTCCTATAAACGATAGGGACGGGCAGAACGCCATTGGCAACGTCGTTAGGCGTCTTGATGCGCAGCACGCCATCGCCTTCGTTGCCCCAGTCCGTCACGCCAAAGAACGGCAGGTTCCGGTCGGCAGTGTATGCGTAAATGACGCTATCGCCGGCGTTCTCGATCTTGTTCAGCAGCATGGCAACCCGGTTAGGTTGCGTGCCTTTACCGAAGTCGTTATCGACATCCTTGGCGTTGAATGAACGATGATGCGGGTCCGTGATCTTGTTTGACCATTGATTGTCAATGCACGCGATTGCGCGAGACGCCTTGCCATTGTGTCGATTGTTCCAAAACTGGATGTTGTCCACGTCGATGCCGGCGTAATAGACATACTTAGGCCCAGTTTCGTCGGAACCGAAAGCACTAAACGATTCGTTAAACTCGAATGTAATGTCACGGCATCCGACATACGCTTGGAAGAAAGCCTCTCCATGCGCAGCAGATGGTGAGTTCACCTCATTCCACGAATACCGAATGTCATGCGATCCGTAAGCATTGTGGAATCCAGCGGATTCGTTTTGGCTGACCATGTTTCCGCGAACATTCCCGACAGTGCATCCATCTTGCACGGACATTCCACGCATGTTGTATGACATCGTGTTTCCATGCACTTCAAAATCACGGACGCCACTAAGCCCGATGCCGTAGTAACCGGAAGAGATAATGTTTCCGCTGATCTCAATGTCTCTGACCCACGCATCCGGCGTCAGCAGCCGACCGTACTTGGTCCAGCTTTCTTTCTGATTCCCCGGAAGATGGCCGAGAACAAAAATGGCGTTTTTGCCGCTCTTGATCGATTCTTCGTGTCTTTGGAATTGGAACGTATTCCCGATGACCTTGATACCAGAACAATCAATACCCGGCACGGCAGCCTTAATACTCAGGCAGTGAGCATGCGCATCGAGGCTAACATAAAATTGGCAATGTTTTACGGAAACATTATTGCTACCCGTAATGTACAAAGCCGCTTCGCAGTTGGATTGCTCGTTCGCGTGAAGCGTAATCTTCGTGTTTTCAATCAGCAGCTCATGCTCAACCCGCCGGTTAAGCACAAGCATGCCTGCTCTTGCCCTGTTTCCCCAAAAGACGAAATGGCCACCCCGAATACTTTTAACCGTATTCGGGATGACCAGTTGATCGTCTTCGATGGAAACAGTGTCGTAGATATCCAATTGGATATCAGTTTCGGAAGCCATGCGCTTCCGAATTTCTGACGCTGTTATCGTTGCCACTCTTTATCTACGCTCCCCAAGGAATGTAATCATGATGACCACATCCCCAAGGGGTTTACGGGTATTACCCGGGGTTGCCAAGGGGATACGGGCCAGTTTGTTCGGTCCATTGACCGCGCCAATGAATTGTATCCCGGTTCCCATTGCAACCGCATCAGCAGAAGAGATCGGACCCACCATACCGTCAAATGACCCTTGCCCATCGTGCAGATAGACCAGCGTATCAGACTTGCTCGCAGGGATGATCTGGAACAGATACGCCCCCTGACGCGGCAGAATGACCAGAAGGTTATCCTTCGGATCAAGAGCGGGCCACGAGAAGTCCAGAGAACCTACGTCCGTCCTTTGGTAGGTTCCAATCGGCACAAGCGATGCACCGTTTTCCCACGCGCCGGCCTGCACGTTCGTGTAACGAACGTAACCAATCATGCGGGGAATCCCAAGCATTGCTTGATCAAGCGCGCTTGAGTTGATGAAAGTGCTAATGTCCGATTTCTTCGCGTAGACAGGCTCAAGCGTCAAGGTAGTGCTATCTCTGAAATAACGCTCAAATTCAGATTTCTGCATGTACCCCGAAAGATCAGGCGCTGCACCACCGCCGGCTGGGCGATTCTCAACCGCCGTAACCCGAGTAGTAAGGGCAGTGATCTTCTCGGCTTCGGTCTGAAGGGCCGACGCTTCCGCTTTCGTCGCCACCGCACTTTCAACCGCTGCGACACGGCCTTTAAGTTCGGTATCGTTGTAAACGGTATCCTTGTCTTCCTTGGCTTCCAGCGTGGCGATACGGGCCTTGATGGCGCTATCGTCATAGACCGTATCCTTGTCCGGCTTGGCCTCAAGTGCGCCGATACGATTGCGCAGCTCCGTATCGTTGTAGGCACCGCCGCCGCCACCACCGCCACTTGCTTCCAGCGCAGACACACGACGTTTCAGGTCCGAATCATCGTAGACGGTATCGTTGTCTGGCTTGGCTTCCAGATTCGACACACGGGCCGTCAGGGACTGCACGTTCGTATTGGTAGCCGCCAGCGCGCTGCTATCGGCTTTCGTCCCGATGGCAGTTTCAGCATCGGTCAGACGGCGCTTGACCTCCGAATCATCGTAGCCGGGTTTCGCTTCGAGTGCAGTAAGACGGGTCTTGATGCCGCTATCGTCATAGACGGTATCTTTGTCCTCTTTGGCTTCCAGCGCGGCGACACGGCCTTTCAGCGCGGTATCGTCATACCCGGAGGCCTTCAGCTCTTTGACGGCAGTATCGAGGCCGGAAACCTTGGTCTCAAGGCCGTTGACCTTGCCTTCCACCGTATCCAACCGGCCCTCGGCGGTCCTGATCTTGCCTTCAGCGGCTTCGATCTTCTGGGCGGCATCCGAGGCTTTGCCTTCGAGTGTCGAGACCCTGCCTTCCGTCTCGCCCGATTTGGCGGCGGCCTGCGAGATTTTCGCGTCAACCTTGGAAATTTCCGTATCAACGTAGCCTTTAGTCGCGCCATCAGTGGCTACGTCAGGCAGCGCAACGTTGGTCAGCTTCGCATTTTTCAGGTCGCCGGTAAAGGCTTCCGGAATCTGCCGGCCTTCCAGCGTGGATACCTTGCCCGAGAGCGTGGAAACCGTCGTCTGGATATCCGAAATGGCCGTGTTGGCCTTGTCGGCCTCCGTGCGCGCATCAGTGCCGGCTTTCTTGGCGTCAACAACCGAAGCAATCAGCTCGGATTTGATGCCATCGACATAGCCTTTATTCGTCGCGTCGAATTCGGTTTCAGGGTTCGCAAGGTTAATGATCTTGCGGTTTTCCATGTTTCCGGTGAACGGGGTGCCGCCACCACCGCCAACACCGCCGCCGCCAGCTTTCAGCCCCGCAACGTCAGTTTCAAGCGTGGAAACGCGAGACACAATGCCGTCAACCTTGGTAGAAGCGCCCGAGGCGGCCTGCTTCGCTTCCGTGATTTGCGGCGCCAGCTCGTCCTTCAGGTCTTTAGCGTGCTTGCTGGAAACGGTCGCGGCAGCGACACCGACCTTCTTCACCTCAGCGTCAACGTATTTCATCGTTGCCGCGTCTTTCTCGGCGGTCGGGTCAGCAAGGTTTGAAATCTTGCCGCCTTTCATATCGCCGGTGAAGGTATCGGCGGGCTTGCTCTCAAGCGCCGTCACTTTGGCAGAGATACCGGACAGTTGCGTATGGGCGGCATCAGCGCGTTCCATGGCATCCGTGCCGGCTTTCTTCGCGTCTGCGATGGTCGGCTCAAGCCCGGATTTCACGCCGTCCGTGTAGCTCTTGGCAGTCTCCACTGCTGCGTCGCGCCGCTGATCGACGTATGCCTTGTTCGCGCCGTCCGTGTCCTCGCTGGGGGCAGCAAGATGCGTGATGGCACGGCCTTTCATATCGCCGGTGAACGCTTCGCCAGACGCGACGGGCGCCTTACTTTCAAGCTCACGCACGCGGCCGGTCAGGTCCGTAGACGTGGTTTCAAGTGTGGCAACACGCCCTTTCAGCGCGCTATCGTCGTATACCGTGTCTTTGTCGGGCTTGTTTTCCAGCGCGGTAACGCGGACAGCAAGCGCGGTATCGTCATAACTCTGCCCAGCGGGACGGCCTTCCAGCGCGGTAACGCGGCGCTTGAGTTCGGAATCGTCATAGACGGTATCTTTGTCCGTCTTCGTTTCCAGCGCCTGAATGCGTTGCTTCACGCCTGAATCATCGTATCCCGGCTTGTCTTCCAGCGTCTTAACCCGGCGCTTAAGCTCGCTATCGTCATAGACCGTATCACGATCCTGCCGTGCTTCCAGCGTATCGATACGGCCGCTCAGGTTGCCAATGGTCGATTGAACGGAAGAGACCTCGCTTTCGACAGAACGTTTTGCCGAATCGGTGTAGCTCTTGGCCGCATCGATAGCGCCTTGTTTGGCGGTATCGACATAAGCTTTGTTCGCACCGTCGCGGTCGTTCTCAGGGGCAGCAAGGTTCGTCAGTTTCTTGCCGGCCATGTTGCCGTCAAACGAGACAACGCCCGGATTGTTTGCGCGCCCCTCAAGCGTGGTCATCCGCGATTTAAGGTCGCTGATGCCAGTTGCAGCCGTCGAAGCCTTGTCTTCCAGAGAACGCACGGAACGGTTAGCCTTGTCAGCCTCGGCGCGTGCATCGGCGCCGGTCTCTTTGGCTTCGCGGATGGACGATTCAAGGTTGAATTTAGCCTCTTCCACGCTACGCCGGGATTCATCGATAGCGCCTTGCTTGGCAGTATCAACGTAGGCTTTAGTGGCAGCGTCGTTAACGCTCTCGGGGGTTCCGAGGTTCGTTACCCGGTTGCCCTTCATATCGCCGCTGAATTCCTGCGTAACGCTCAGGCTATCGAGTTTGCGCTTATCGGCAGGCGACATCAGGCCGGCAGTAATGCGCGAAACGCTGATGTTTTCCCGAATCCAGTCGGACAGGCGAACGTTGGCGATGGCCGGCTCGGCATCCATGCGCGGATTGGCACGGCTCACGGCGCCGATATCGTCCGGGGTTAGCGTAACCGAATTGGTGCGGCCGGTTGCCTCGATGCCGTTAATGCGCGTGATGACGCGCTTAGGGTCCGGCAGGTCTGACAGTTTCTTGAAAGAGGTTGAATCCATCAGGCCGTTTTGGTTGTCAGTAACCAAACGGTTATTGAGGTCCGACATGATGGCATCTTTAATCGCGCCACGGTCACGCGCCGAGACGCTATTGACCATCTCTTCGGTGGCGACCTTCTTGCCATCGACGAACGCGGCACGACGGAAATGCGGCTCCTCAATCGGGGCAGCGCCCGGAATGTCGTCTACTTCAAGCTGAACAGCTCCGGTCTTGGAATTGACGGAGACAACCGCGCTTTGTGCCCCGCCTTCTGGTAGACGGTCCAGCTTCGACTTGTCTTCCGGCGACATCAGGCCGGCCTTAAGATTCGTCGCGTTTTCCAGCGAATCCGTGACCTCTGCACTGGCCCGGACAAAGTATTGTTTGACAAACTTAATCGAGGCGGCGCGGTTGTCAAAGCGCAGATTGCCGTCGGATGCGTCCAGCGTCGGGACGTTGACCGTGCCAGTGAACGTAGGGTCCACGCGGGTAGCGGCGCCGAGGCTTTCGGCCGTGATCCGGACGTTGCCTTTCATGCCGTTGACGGAACGAACGTCAGACGGGGAATTCATCAGTTGCGCCGGGTCCAGAACATCCAGTTTCCGCTTATCGTCGGCTGACATCAATCCATCGACAAACGTGGTCGCGCGCGCGTATCGAACGGGCGGGATGATCTTTCCCTCAACCCACGATTGCGTGGCGATGGGCTCACCGTTCAGGGTCACAACCCCGGTAAGCTCCTCGTTAGGACGGGCGCCGGTCTGGATCGTCACGTCCCCGGTCTGTCCGTTAACGGACGTAACCAAATTATCAAGATTCCCGCCATTCTGGCCAGCCACGGCAGACAGGATTTCAAAGTTCTTGTTGATGAGTTTGAACCTGTCGTTCAGCTCATCTTGAACCGGAAAAACGCTGTTATGGCTGGAAAGCGGCCGAATTTTTTCCATGTTTTACCTCAGAAATTGATGCGCATCGTAATCGAGTAGGTCTCGCCAATTTCAATAAACTTCGGTGAAAAGTTCTTGATGGCGATAGCCTGCCCAGTATTGTCGATGATGGCAGCTTCAGAAATGACCTTCTGACTGCCAGTCGCTGCAATGTCTGAAGCAGAAAACTCGGCGCCGACCACGATGGCCATGGGGCCGGCCTTGCTGCGAACGGTTGCGTTCTTCTCGCCCACTTTGTTCCGCACGGCAGTAGACGATGACGATACGTCAATCACATGCGTTCCGGAGTGACCGCCGCTTCCCAGTACAAGCTTTACGGGTGAGGGCACCGAACCTCCATTAAGGACGGCATCGGCCAGTTTGGTACGGTAGTAATCGGTAATGATGCTGCTGGACATGTTCAGACCTTCTTGATCTCAATATCAACGTAGTTCCCGCCGAGGCGAGTTGTTCCCGGGTTTGTCACGCGGAATGCACGCGACGTGTCAGACGTTACCACGGGCGCCGACCATGGGTACTGGATTTCAGGATAGAGCGTGGCGACGAAGGAAACGTCCACCGACATGAAGTTTTTGTAATACTCGATTGCCTCGGCTTCCCAAAGTTTGAAGTCGATGACAAACCGGGCAGGAAGGATGTGCCGGAACGTTTCCCGCATGCGTGAAGCGCGCTGCTCTTTTGCGTCCAGAGACAGAGAGACACGAACACGAGAAGAAAGATAAAGATTCGGATTATTCGATACACGGTTGTCTTTCCGGTTCTCTTCAATATAGTCCTTGTTCAGCATGAACGCGCCGGGAAGGCCGCGATTCAGAACTTTCTTGCCGCTCTCGTTCAGTTGGATGCGCCACCACCGGAATTCATTCGTGGCCACGTCATCAATGGTCGAGGGGTACGGGCGCGAGGCGTCAAGCCAAAGTTGTGTCACTTTGGCGTCACCCCGGTACAGAATGTCAATGTACCTTTTGAGGAATTTAAGCCCGCGCTTGTGCGTGCCCTTCTGGGAGAGCCAGAGACGAAGCAAGTGCCGCAAGCGGTTCGGGCTCGATTCAAAGTCCAGCAGCGACAGGCCGTCCCGGAGAACTACGCGCTGCAAATACTCGAAAGAAATTCCGTCCTGATACGGGATGCCGGACATGACGATATCTTGCACATCCCGCGCTATCTTGTCATCGTAAAGCTTGATCGCAAGCTTGCGAATCTGATCTTCAAACCCGTTTTGTTCAAACGAGTTTTGCAGTGGCGCCATCTTCATCAGTCTTCACCCCATGCCACGCCGACAAGGCCGGAAGTCTTCACGTTGATAGTGATATCTTGCTCACGGACCCACTTATAGATGTTCGGATGATTCGACGCGCCGGCCGGATCATCAACAATCACCTCAATTTCACTACCCGGGGCGCGCAATTCCGGGCATTCGTTCTGAATCATGTTCACGATGTCCCGGCGACGGATGGCGCGGTTAGGGTATGCCGGCGATCTGTTTTCAGTACCGGAATAGTAGCGCCCGTATCGTTTAGTGATGGCCTGCTTTGCTTTGGTCCGAATTTGTTCGGCATCGAATGATGAACCGCATTCGATGTTTACCGTAATGGCAGGGTTGATGCCGCACGGATGCCAGAAACGGACCCGGTATGAATCGTCAGCTTCCTTGATGATCTTCTCGATCTCGTAAAGGAATTGGCTATTTGGTTGCGCCATTTGGTTAGCAGGTACTTCCGTAAACTGCACGGAAGTGGCCCGGGCATTGGCGTTATATCCGTATTGATACCCGCCACCGTTCACGTTTAGCGCCGCGACAAACAGGCAGTTAACGTTTTTCACGTCCCGTGTCCCCGTCGCCTCTTCGTGCCGCATCTCGTTCCAAATGGAAAGGAATTGCAGGTTCGGCATCTTGCGCCGGACCATGGCTTCAAACTCTCCCAGATAGACCGCGCTGGAATCGTAGAGAGCCGGGTATTTGGCGAGTTGCGCCTTAGCCTCTTCACTCATCGGATTGTCGCCCGGGTACGTGATCTCGATGACTTCGAATTCCAGCGTAGCGCCCGGATCGAACGGGTTTTCCGTAACCATCTTGGTGCCGACGCGAATACCGTGATCGGCGCCCCTCGTGGTGAACGCATTCATGCGCACAACGTCGCCGGCCTTGAGCATCTTGCCGCCCAGCGCGTCATCCCCGAATTGCACTACCAGTCGCCCAGTGGAAGAGACGGTTAGCGTGTATGCCTTGTCCCCGGGTTGAAGATTCATGTAGTCCGCCTGATAGGACCATCCTTCATCGTTGACGTAGACTAGCAATTCCTCGCGGTACTCGCCCTCTTCCTCCAAAGGAAGTTCAATCTGATAGAAGGGTTTCGTTTCCGTGACGGTATGCACAAAGTCGTTATTGTTGTTTCTGCGAGTGTATTGCCCAACATCGATAGTGATCGGGTTGTTCGGCTCGATGACGTAATGGCGCCGGTCCATCGTCCGACACGTCACGCCATTGTCACTCACCAATTGAGTGAACAGATTCAGCCCTACGTTAGCGGTCGGGTGCGGGTTTTTAACCCTCACCTTGAACGTTGCGGCCTTCGCGCTCTTCCATACACCATGGGACGCAAGCCATGCGTCAACCGTGCTTTTCTTGATCCGGTTGAATTGCTCGTCAGTGGATGCCTCGATCTGCTGGGAGAGCATGGAAAGCATCGTGGCAATGGACCCGATGGCCTGCGTAAGCCGAGGATCGCCCGCTTGCAGCAGCGGGGATAGCTGGGAATACTTCGATGGGTTAGAGCGGATTTCTTGTTCCGCTGCTTTCAAAAAATCCGCTTTCGTGAGCATCGTTACTCCTTAAATACCCTGTCTGTTATGTCCAAGGCCTGCCCGGCGCATTCGATGATGATCTGTTGCTGATCCACGCCATTGCCGACCGCGTAGATATTCACTGGCAGAGATTTTAGCGGGGGAATGTCTTCCTTAAGCTTTGCTATCAAAGCATCCGCTACGGCCCCATCGCCTAGGGGTAACTGAAGTAGGTCGGCGGCGTGGCAACCGTATGAACTACCCAGATACCCATAGGCCGGGGTCGTGATCCAGTGTCGAATCATTGCCACGAAATCCATTATTTCTTACCTCCAGTCGCAACGTGCGCGATGTTCCGGTCTTTCACGTCCTGCCCAACGTCCTTAGTGGCCGGCGAATTCTTCACGTTGACATTGAGTTGCTCGCGCAGAGTCGGGGCCGCACTTACGTTTGGCGCCATCGGAACGTTCACCTTCGACAGCAACGCTTGCTGCTCAAGCGATGCGCGCGCAAGCGTACCTGCACGCACGGACGCGCTCGACGATGAGAAAAGCATATCGTTCTTCGCAATCTTGTAGCCTTGAATCGCCCGAATGATTTGTTCATCCGACAGATTCGCGCTCAGACCGCCCGTAGCCGTCTCGAACATCTTCATGGCGCGCTCAGGCCCAAACTGCACGGCAGTGGACCACATTGCATCCCCCAGTCCCTCGCTTCGCTTGCTCATATCGATGCCTTTCGAGGCAAAGTATTTGCGCATCGGCTCGTAGTATTTGGCCATCACGAAAGCGTGCTGATCCGCCTTGAATCCTGACGGGTCACGCCCTGCCACTCTGGCCCATGCCGCATCGAATGCAGCCGTCCCCGCTTTCAGCCCCTTGAATTCCGAAGCGTACTTGCTTTGCGCTGCATAAGCGTCAGCCACGCCCATAGAGGAAGAAAACTGATACGCCCCATAGCTTCTGCCGCCAAAATCCCCCCGGCCCGTAGAAATGGTTCCTGCCTTCCCGTTACTCTCAAACCGCGCACTAGTGTCACCTAACATGCCCTTCACCTTATCCCATACTCGACCGCCAGCCTTGACGATCTCCATATCCTTTACGTAATCGACAGCATTACCGAACGCCGCCGACGCCTTTTCCTGAAAGCTCGACGCGGCTTTTGCGGCCACTTCGATTCCTTCGGAAACCTTGTCCACGACAGGTGCGAACCTGTCGCCAAACCATCCTTTAACGTCGGTCCAGAGTTTGCCGGCCGCCTCGCTGATGCCAGTGATAGCCGCTGTCGCGGTATCCCGGACCTTGTTCCATGCCGCCGACACGGTAGGTTCCCATTCGGTCCATTTCTCGCCAGCGTACTTTCCGAGAGCGTCGCCAGCGAATGCCCCGATAGCGGCGCCAATCGGCCCGCCAAGCGCCGCGCCGATGATGCCACCACCTACCCCGCCAATCCCGCCGCCGATGGCTCTATGGCGCTCCTGATCGGTTGTGGCTTCACTGTAGTCCCATGCGGCCATTCCCGCGCTCAGAAGTGGGCCGAGAATGGGGATTTTCTTCAGCAGGCCGCCGATTCCGCGACCGCCTTTAGCGGCAGCCCTTCCCAGACCGCCCAGAAGGCCGCCCACGGCGCCGCCAGCCCCTTTCAATATGGATGCCCCACTGCCGAAGATCGACGCGCCAGCGCCCAGCCCTAGGCCGCTCAGAATGCTTCCCTTGGCGCCAGCCTTGCCGAACGGCTTGCGGGAAATGTCTGTCAGGGTGTCTTGCTGCTTGCGCTGCTCGACGCGCTCGCGGTCATCCTTGCGTCGAAGCCAGCGCCAGATTCTGCCAAGCGTCTTGTTCGATGCGTCCCCGGCGCCCGACATCATGCCCTTGAGCGGCGTAGCGACCTCTCCCATGGCCTTGATGGCCGGATCGCTCACGCTATTTGCGGCATTGCTCGCCGCGCTGACACCGCTTTTCACGGCATTGGCCACGGCATCCATTGAGATACGAGACCGGCCGATGGACACGGATTCGACATTGGACGACGCACCACCAGACGCGACAAATCGCCCCATGGCGCCGCGTGCAGGCAGTGCAGCACTGGCCGCATTCTCGCGCCGAACCCGGTTTGAAAGTTGCGTCTGCGATTCGACAACCCGCACTTTCTGCACAGGGGTTGCCACGCGGGCACGTTGCGCTATCTGATTCGCGTGGCGATCTTCACGCGCCGCCCGCTTGACCGTTTCGTGAAGGGCATCGACCGATTTAGCAGTGGATGCCCCGGCATCACCTAGGACGGCATCGCGGATGGCTGCAATGTCCTTCCGCATGCTCGCAATTTGGTTGCTAATATCGTCCTTGCTGGCGCTTTCCACGCCAAGGATAAGAAACCCGTCTTTGTCGCTCTTCATCACGGCCTCACAAAGCTATCCATCTGGGAAAACGTCATCGTAACCTCGCTCAAAGCGGAATCACGACGCGACAGGCTAGTCTCGATTGATATGGGCCTGAAGTATTCGTAGGTCTCGAATTCGTTGCGCCTGCTTTGTTCCGTTACCGCGTTATGAACGACGCGAATCTTGATCGCAAATGAGGCCGGAACGTTGATCGTGCCATCGGTCGGAGACGCTTGCTCAACGTGCATCAGAAACCAATTCTTGATCATCCCACTTGCGTCATCTAGGCAGGTAACGCGCAATTCGATAGGTTCCCTTCCTACCAGACTATCAATGGTCGCGCCGCCGATCCTTTTCCGATCTCCGGAAATGTTCGCAATCGTGTAATCGACATCAGTGGCAAGCATGTTGAAGTGTGCCGCCACACGGTCCGTCGTGATCGGGCTTTCAATTTCCAGCATCCAGTAATTCTTACGGGCGCGCTCGATGCTTGAGGAAATGGCGTGAATCATTTCCGCTTCTTTGAGCGTGATGTTCCCGACAAGCTCACTCGGGCGGTTGCGCATCACCTCATTGACCGCCGCGCCCAGTTGACTACGTGCAGCGACAAGCAACCGTTGAGCCGACCGGCTCAGAACGGCTTCATTCATCTTGTCGGCAATGCGGCTTTGGATGCGCCCTTGTACGCGGCTGCCGACGCTCAGTTGGATTTGGTTATCAAGGAAGCTCACCATTTACCCCCTTGCTCTTGTTCCTGATCATCAACCTTCTTCAGGTCAACGATACGGGCAAACTCTTTCGCTACGTCCTCATCAAGGCCCATCGTCTTCTCAAGGAAAACGGACATCAATTGCTGATCCGCGCCCATATCCTTCATCATCTGCATGGATTGCATCAACAGGCCGCCATAGTTGGCTTTATCGACCATCGTGCGCTGCTTCTCTGCTTCCAGCGCCGAGATTGAACCGTAGAAGTTGATATCCCACAGTTTGTTCTGGTAGACCACACCGTATTTGTGCAGGCAGTGAACATCCAGAACATGATTGATCCAATCAGTAAGCGCCTGCCGGATTGCGCGTGCTTGCTCGGCCGCTTGTGCTGACGTTCGGAAGAAACCGCCCTCTCCCAGACCGCCGGACATCTGATCGGCAAAGCCCAGCATCGAAAGGTCCACACCAAGCGCGCCAGCAAGCATCCTCGCGTGCAGCATCACGTCGTCAATTGTGATCTGGCCGGCACGTCCCGGGTTTCCACCGTTGAGCGGGGCCACCGTGATCATCTGCTTGTCGCCAAAGACGGGCATCAGATACCGCATGCGCTCAAGGATCGGAAGCCCGCTTTTTACGGCCTTTTCAGCGTTCGCCTTGCTGCTTTGGAACATATCTTTAATGCCGTCCATGAACCGCTTTTGATGCTCGGCAGTCATGCTGTCCATGTTCGGCATGATGATTTGTTCGTCAATCGAGTCTATCCACCGCTGACCGACAATTCCCAGAAGCGCGGCCGCAAGGTTCCAATACGGTTGTTCGGCCGGATAGAGAAGAGAGCCGCCCACAAGCGCGGGCATGACGGGCAGTGCATTGATATCGTCCCCCGATAGTTTCAGGCGCATGGCCTTGTGCAGTGCTGTGTTTTGCGGGACGTATTGCGTCCTAGGCATCTTCAGGCGCGCCATCTGTTCAGCCGTAAGGCGCTCGTAGAGCGACTTCCCGACACTGATCGAGTACCCGATAGTCTTTGAACCTTGCTCGTATGCCTGCACCAATGGCGGCCGGACCATTTCCGAACAATCCAAATCCACCAGACCGTTACCGTCAACGTAGATGCGCGAATAGGAATCCCCGAAGATCGCGCCCAGATAGGCCATCTGGTAAACCACCTTGTTGATGATCGGGCCGCAATGCTCGCGGATTTCCTGAACAATGTTCTTTTCACCCTCTTTCAGGTCCGGGCGGTCATCGATGAACACAACGTCCCCGGATGTTTCGTGTCCACCAAGGGCGCCGGTGACAAGCAATTTGACGGCTGACGAAACAATGGGATCGCCTTCCATCGCTTCCCACTTTTGGTAGATTTGAACCCTATCCCGAGGCGGTCGGTTGGCGTCGCCCAGCAGCGAAGAAATGGGGGCGCTCGACATGCCGTATTCAAGCGCGGTTGTCTGCGTGATTTCCTCGGCCGGCTTGACGTTATCGGCGCGCCATTCCTTGGATTTCCAGAAGTTGAACAATGCCATTTGATTAGCCCATAAAAAAAGGGGCGACCGAAGCCGCCCCATATCGATCGATTGGACCGATTTTAACGAGTGATGGTCTGCGTAACCATGATTTGCCGCGCCACACCATCGTAACGGAGCCAGTACATGACATCCATCACGTCATACGGGCGAATCTCGTTAGGTTTGACGCTGAATTGCGAAGCCTTGCCTTTCATCTCGGGCGCGTTACTCGGTACAAGCCATCCGGAAGCTTCCGCATCCTCAAACAGACGGGTCAGGAAGTTTTCCATCTTCTTAACGGCCACCTGCATCGGCAGTTGCAGGAAGTCCTTACCGGCCCGGGTCACGCTCTCATCGATGGACGTGCTCATATCCACCACGGAAATCAGCTTCTTCAGCGAAGAATCCACTTGCGCGGAAGTAAGGCAGTCCCGGAAGACGTAGCGTCCGCCGCCGGTGTACGTCTCATACACCACCGGGTTGATTTTGGCTTTCGCAAGCGCGTTCAGTTGCTGCGACGTAAGCTGCTGCATCTGGTTGACGCGAGTACGGCCCGAAAGCGGGTATTCACGGCCAGCAATCGGGTAGTTCTTCGGGGCAAACCCTTTGCCGTTCTTGCGCGCATTGCGCTCGCATGCGAGGGCGATATTCAGCGCGGAAGTTCCGTAGTAGCCGCTGCCAGACAGGCCGATGGGGTCATCCGTCTTGAGCGGCGCCCAGAAGACATGCACCAAATGGGCGGCCTTGTTGCTGCCAAGGTTCCATTCCTTTGCTTTCGTGATTGCCTGCTCCGGGGTGAGATCGCCCGGGATGTCGATACGGAGTTGACGGTTCGTGTCATAGGCCAGTTGCGCCATCTGCTTAACAAACTCGGCGTCAGTCTCGCCACCGCCAGCGATATAGGCGTAGTCGTGAGGCGTGGCGGTCAGATTCGACCGGAACCGCTGGAAGTCCTGCGTGTCATAGACGGTCGGGCCTTCCTCGAATGCCAACAGAACGTCGGACGTGGCGTACTTTTCGCTTCCGAACGTGTCGTAACCATAGGCGGTCGAAGTAGGCGTCACGGTCGCGCCTTCCTTGATGACCATTTCCCACTCATCCGACAGTTTGGTAATCACGTCCGGCAGATACTGGGATTCGTTGTAGTCGTCGCGGGCAGTCGGGTCCAGAGAACCCTTAGCCTCGAAAACCACCACGCCATCAGGATCGATTGCGCGGAAATAGACCATGGTTACAGGCGAGGCACCATCGTCGGACGGGTCAGCGTGGAAGGCTACACGGATACCGTCGTTATAGCAGCCAAGATGCCGGATGTTGATCATCGCGTCATCGTCGCGTGCGTCAGCCACCGCATAGGTGAACGAGTTAGAAACGGTAATCCATTTGATTTTTGCTTGCGTAGTCGTCATACGCTGCACGACAACCTCATAGACGCCGTTATTCAGCGCCTCGACCACATGGATAAACGCTTCGTTCCGCTTGTTCAGGCGCACGCTCTCGCCCTTGCCGAGTTTCTTGTAAACATCGGCGCGGGTCACTTTAAACGGCTTGTCAATGCGACCGCGAATGGCACGCATGGCAATGCCCATCACCTGATCGTCATTGCCAATCGATGGGATTTCACTCGAATCAATCAGCGGGTTCAGTTGCAGGCCACTCTCGGCCCCCAGTTGGCGAACAAATGCTACGGTCATTCTGCTTGCTCCTCTTCAGTTTTGCGGGGACGGCCGCGCTTTTTCGGCGCAAGAGTACCGACGCCATCCGAATCTTCCACGGCCTCTTCTTCCAGTTCCTCGGGCTCTTCTTCGACAGGTTCGGGCTCGGGTTCATAGGTCTGCCCCGGCACCTCGTCCACGTAATCGACGATATCCTGCACGTAAATGGCGGCAACCTTCTCAAACTGATTCAGGTCGGCAATTTCTTGCAGGTTGCTGGCAATGCGGTGCAGCTCACTGTATGCGCGTGCATGGATGGTTTGAGCGGTCCATGGCTCAACGTCGATAGGAGTGCCGAAGATCGTAATGCGCCGGTAAGTATGGTTGAACACGGCCACCTGCACAGGGTAGGGGCTTGCCTCGTATTGCTCAATGAACGGGATAACAGACTTTGCGCCAAGTGCCGTCGCCCCGATGTTGAATTCAGACATAAATCTTTTCCTTGCAAGGATGAAAAAAGGGCCAGCCCGAAGGCCAGCCCTTGCATTCTAATGCAGCAGGGGTTGCCCCCTGCACTTCATCAGAAGTTGGTGACTTCGATCATGGCAAAGCCCATGGCCGACGGCTGATGCGGGTTCAGCTCGGTGAAGTTCCGGGCATAGAACGCGCTACCTTGGCGCAGGTCCGAGTTAACGGCCAGCGGCAGAACCATCGGGGCGACGGCATCACCCAGCACAATCGGGTTACGGGCAACGTCGGTTGCTTTGCCCACGCACAGAATTTGCGCGGAAGTGTTGGTTTCAGCCAGTTCCCACGGGGTGTAGTACACCTCATACAGGCCAAACAGACGGCCGGCGCGGTAGATGCTCGGGCGATCAGCGATGCCGGACGATTGGAAGATCGAGGCAGGCAGGCCGCGCAGTTGCGCCAGCACGTTCTTGGTCACGTAGATATGGGTAATACCATGGTTCATGGTATTCAGCGCCATTTGCTGCGACAGAGCGGCCAGCGGGTAGGACAGGTCCGCCCACACGGCAGCACGGCCGGAGTCTTGCAGCGTCTTGGCTTGGCCCCAGTCAAACGTGGTCGTATTGTTCACTGCAATGCGCAGACCCTTGCGAATGACCTCGCGGTGACGCTCGTTGGCAAACTGCGTCTGGATGGCCAGAATGCTTTCGGCATGCGGGTCCAGATTCAGCTCGTTTGCCATCTGGGTCCGGGTGTCAATCGTGTTATGGGTAGTAACACGCCACGGGGACGCCAGCAGCGGGAAGGTTTCGACAGAGCTGATGACGCTGGGGGTCAGGTCAGGCTGACGCTCAAAGTCGATGCTCGATTCGACGGCCACTTTAACGGTCGTCGGCAGAGCCGGGGTCGAGGTCAGTGCGTATTCGCCGGTATCAGTGTTGATCGTGCCGCCGATGACGTGCTCGGTGCCGCCGATGCGAATCGAACCGCTGATCGAGTTATTACCCGAACCGCGAGTGACAGCGGCTTCGGAGGCGCAACGGATACCGTTCACATACACGATGGCGCGGCCGCGCAGCAGCTTGAGATCGCCGGCAGTAGCGTCGCAGGTATTGGCGTCGGTCTGAATCTTGGTCAGCTTACCGGTAACAGCGCCACCGCCGGCAGGGCTGGAAGTGTGAATGCGCTTGGCCGAGATAAAGGAACCACCGCTATCGGCACCGTCCAGACTGCCGTTCTGCTCATACTGACCGAATTTCACGCCGGCTTGGTGCGACATGATGGCGAGTTTGGCCTCGTTGGAACCAATGTCGGCAGGCAGGTAGTGAGCGTAGGGGATCGCTTCGGTAAAGGCCGACAGGATCGAGACCACGGCGCGGTTAGGTTGCAGCGAGATTTGGTCGTGGTGATTCGAGTCTGCACTATCCAGCGCCAGCGATTTCAGGCCATAACGACGGAAAGCGTCGCGGGTAGTCGAGTAGGCCATTTGAATGGCGTTCTCGGTCACGTCGGCGGGAGCTTTCACGCCATGCTCGCGCTCGTACAGAGCGGCGCCGTCCAGCAGAGCGCGAACCATCAGGTCAGCGTTTTTGCCGGCTTCATCCAGAACGGTCTGGAACTGCTGGGGGGCTTCATCAGTGACGGCAGCACTGTCCAGCTTGGCGCCGTCTGCTTGCGCTTCTTGCAGCGCGGTCATGTATTTATGCACGTCTTGGGTGCTTTGCTTCAGGTATTCCATCGTTTATTTCCTTTTCCGGAAAAGAAATCAAAATGCCCGCATCATGCGGAACATAAGCGGATTCTATATCACAGGTTTTCCAGCAAATCCTCCCTGCGGTTGAGAACGTAACGTTCAGTAAATGGCGGAACGTTGAGTGTCGTTTCAGTTTTGACGATCTCGAACGCGAATTTAGGCCCGTCTTCCTCGCCCGTCATCAGCACAAACACGATATCGTGATCCTTTGGCTTCACGTATTCGGGGTGTGCGCTATCGTGGATGGAAACGATCAGATAGCGCGCCTCCACGTTCCCGTCGCCTACGGAAACATCCATGCTTTTCTGCATGACGCTCGGCGCGAAACGATCCACGACGGGCAGCATGGCGACAATGCCCTTACGGTCATACGAATAGTCTTCCTCATCGGTGGAAGACAGCACGGCCAATCCCCCCATTGTCGGGTTCCCGCTATGCAGCGGGTCCGTGCGGTTGGACCGTTTCCGATAGAGAACGGCCGTCATCGAGTTAGGATGCCGGACTACTACACGATGGGCCAGCATTTGGGTTTGCAGCGGAACGTTGTTCAGCATCACTTTTTCCTATAAACAGAAAGCATCTTAGCAAGCGCGGATTGAACCTTGTCCGACAATCCGAACATGGTCGAAAACTCTTTCGCCACTGCATCCGGTTTCATGCGGTCCCATCGTTTTTGTGTCGCGGTTTGTTGAGCGAACGGCACTGCCCCGCGCTTGCTGGAATTGATGGCCTTCAGGATTGCGCGCCGCTCGCGGTCTCGCTGATTGCGCGCCGCACGCTCTTCGGCCGTCACAAGCTTTGTCGGGCTTGTGCGCTGCTTGTTCTCGATATCGTCCCGATCCTTGGCCTTCAGGTTCGTCTTCTTGACGTTCCTTAGCGCGTTCTGGACGTGACGCCCGAGATAGTTCCCGAAGGATGACCCGGAATCGATCTCGATGGCGGCACGGATTGCGTGTTTGCAGGCGCAACCTTGCAGCCGTTCGTTGGTGATCTTTGGGTAGCCTTTTTGAGCCGGGCCATTGTTGTATCCGCCAATGGTCGCAAGGTACGAAAAGACATACTGCCAGCGGTCGCAAGTGCAGGATATGCGTAGCTTCTTCTGGCGAAGGCGGCGCACGATGCCGAGAATGCTTACCTCTTTCCCGTCGGCAATCTGCTGCTTTGCGGCCTCAATCTCGCGGGCGAAACCGACGATATCGACGGCCACATAGTGCTGCTTCGATTGCGAATCCACACCGGCATTAGTGATGAACCTTACTAGGCCATCGTGCATGGATGCCGGAATGCAGCGCGTGATCTCGGTTTTGGCCTTGTCTACGTCACTCTTCCATGTAGGCTGCTTTTGTTCGGTTCGGTACTTGACCGGCTTCATTCGCGAGACTTGGATGATCTCGCGGGCAGTGATGCCCTTTTGGAAGCCGACAAATTCCTTTTGCGCTTGCGCTACGTTCCGACGGTATTCGGACAGAAGAGCGTGCGGGGACACTCCCTTCTGAATGGCCCGGGCCAGTAGCGCGCCGTTGGAAGTGTCGTTAAGGTCTCGAACAAGGTTAGCAGCTTCGGCGGAACGTGCATGTTCCATCCGAATATCGGCCGCTTCCTTGATATGGCCCGCCAGCTTCAGGGACGGGCCGAGGCGATTCTTTACCGTTGCCATACGGGTTTACCTTCCTCGTCGATAAGGTCGGCGCGGGTCTCAAAGCCTATGCGTCGTTTGATCTCGAACAATGCTTCATCGGACGGGAACCAATAGCGCCCGGCATGTACCGGGTTGTCTACTCGGTCCGTGTCAGTGATGGCGCAAATTACAAGGTACTCATCACGCCGCCCATAGACGCGCTCACTCACTAGGGTAGCGTCCAATTTTTCGTCGGGTTTGATCTCGTAGAGAACGCCCGAGTTCTCAAACGGTTTAAAGCCCCATTTCCATCGTCGGATTTCGTACCAAAAGATAGCGGCGTTACTCATAGTCTGATGATCATCGGTTCATTCTTGATTTCCCGTACCTGATCCATCAGCGACAGGGTGATATCCACCTGATCGCTGTTGATGGCTTGCAGGCAGGTTGCCAGCGCGGCCATTTGCAGGTTCGTGATTGCGTCCGAGACGCGATAGCGTGCCCCGTTTGCGTCCACGCCGTCACGCTCGATGCCGCTTTCAGGGTTGGCGCGCATGGCCCGTTCCTGAACGATCAGGCGGCTACTCTTGCCGTCGATGGCAACCCCGGTTTTCAGCAGGTAGTATGCTTTGATTGCGTTCAGGATGTTCTCTTCCCCGAATTTTGCGTCACGATCAACGGTCACGTCATTGCTGACCACCATTGCCCCTTCCCGGCGCTCTCGGCGGTACTCGGAATCGACGGCAATCACTAACACGCCGCTCTTGTTGTCGTAGGCGGAAAAGAGTGTGGCCGGCTTTCCCGAGAATCCTACGATGGTTGCTTGTATCTGTTTCACGGTACCAATTTCTCCCCAACGATGGCGTGACGGACATGCTCGCGTTCGTGGAAGCCATCATAACGGACCTCTCGCACGGTCGGGAATCCATAAGGCGTAATGCCTTTGCCAACCGGGGAAGCCTCGAAAAGAGGCACCGTGCAATGCAGGGTCAGGTCGCTTGCCAGCAGCGTTAGATTCTCGGCCTCGCTCGGAATGTTCAGGAACGGAACGGACGTGTTTTCAATCTGGCACGGCCAGAGTGTTTCCGTTTGCGCGAATTCATAGACGGCCTTAAAGCGCCGCTTGTCCCCTTGGTCTACGAACGCTTGGAATTGCGCGGCGATGCTACGGGCGGACGGTTCGTCATGGGAAATGATGACAATCTGCACGCGCATATCCAGACCAATCGTGCGAAGCTTGAAGATGCGCTTGAGCGGATCATCAGGAATTTGCACAAATTCAGCGTCAGACATCGGGCGCCCATACTCGCGCTCATAGGCCGGCGAATCCTTGGCGAAGGCTACGATGATGGCCGGGAATTGATGGTTCTTTGACGGCCCGCGTGTACCCCCATTCTCGGATTCCTGCACGTTCTTAATCCAAGAGTTGACCATGCTTTCAGCAGCGTCAACCATCTTCCCGGGCGCGATGCCGATGCTCTTTTCCAGCCCTCGGGCACAGAATTCCTGCATGGGTTTCGTGGTCGGAACAAGGGAAGCATAAAAGTCCCCCATGAACCGGCCAAAGGCGTGTTTGACCGGCTCGAACATCAGCGTACCCCCATCAGGCGGCAGATTGAATCGTAGTGCTCTTCTCGCACGTCACGCATGGGCGGATCAAGGCGCATCGTCTTGAAATTCGGCTTGTTCCCGAATGCTGGACGCTTGAAAGCCTGATCCAGCACCGGCTTTTCAATGCCCTTCTTCGTCAGAAGTCCGATCAGCTCCAGATTCTCGACTTTCGTAGCGTCCAGAGCGGCCGCCAGCGCGTCACGTTGCGCGGTCAGTTGCGCCAGCACTTCACGGATTGCGCCATCCATTTCCATGCGCTCGGCTTCCACGGCCTCATCCAGTGTCAGGGGCATATCCCCGCCGTCTTCGATGCTATCCAGCGTAACGCCACGGAAAGAGTTTTGCAGGAAGTTCGGGTTATGCACGTAGTCGAAACCCTTCAGCGCCCAGCGTGCGGAATCGATGGCAGACGAAAACCCGCCCACCTTCTCTTCCCAGAGTTTTTGGGCCAGATTACCGCTATTTGTGTCGAGGAACCGGGCCACATGCGTAACGTCCCCGTTATCGTCAGCATGCAGGTATTCCGTCACGAAAGCGGGTTCGATGGGCACGTAGTTCTTTCCCTCTACGGCTGCTTCACCTACTTCCAGCCCGTACCGGACACGCGGCATATGCCCGAGATACCCCAGCATTCCGCCAGTGCTGACGGTCTCTTGGGTAGCCGGCGAATTGATGTTAGCTACCAGTTTCGCAACGTTGTAGTTACGGTCCTGCCCGTTGAATTTCCGCCCCCTGTCGCGCAGGTTGTAGCGGATTTTTGGCGTAGTGATCATGATCCATCCTTCAAAAAAGAAAGGGGGCCGTCGCCCCCTAAACATTCTATCGGCCCATGACCTTCTGAAGTAACCCGATGCCTCGTATCACTTCATTCAGCCGCGACGCGATGCCGCTTTGGATTTTCAGCTCCGCATCACGCCCCTTCTTCCATTGCTCGAATGACGTTCCGTTAAAGAAATCACCGGCCTCGCTGGCAGTTACTTCCTTAGCTTCCAGAAGTGAGCATCCGGCGTAAAGCGTGAGCGCGTGAATAGTGTCACGTAATGATTTCAATGATTCCCGGGATTGCGACAGCGGCAGGAAATCGGGCGACGGGGGGCACCTCATCCCCCCGGCCTTCCTTCTCTTTGGCGGCGATGCAAAGCCCCTCATCACTCACGCGCAGGGTAAAGATATGCGGCGACAGGCTGGCAAAGAATTCCCGGTACGCGGCCTCGAATTCTGACCCCGGCATCTCCAGAAACTTCCGGATGCCCTCGACCATGGCTTTGTCGTCGGTGGCCTCGGTCATATAGGCCAGCATGTAGTAAGTGGCGCCGGGAAGATCGTCGAATTCTGCCCGCATACGCTCGGCCAGTTCGGCGGTGGCGCCCGAGATATAGCGCCCGGTCGGCTCCATGCCCTCGTTCAGGTAGTCCGAAAAGCGTGCGCTTGCCCCTACCATGAAATCGGGCTCATCCCCGTTGCAGGCAATGTAGTGAGCGACGGCTAGATAGCGTTCCTGCACGCTCCAATCATGGGTTTCCCCGCATCCGCACGCGCGCAGGAATTCGGAGATTCCGCGCTCGTACTCTTGGATTTGAGCAATCTTGATGCAGGCGCCTAGCGTCAGTTCGTGCATATCGACGTGATGGCGCGGGGTGTGAAATGGTCTCATAGAAAAAGAAAAAGGCCTGTGATGGGCCTTGATTGTATGTCAGAAAGGAATCTCGTCCCAAACTTGCGGCTCCGTCGGCTTTTCCAGCTCGACGCCGCACGCCTTCGCATAGGTCAGGATGACGGCCATCGAATCGCCATACAACGACGCCCCGACGATCAAAACATGCCCATGTTCAGGGTGTTTACCGCGCATGTACGGCAGTTGCGTAACGTTCAGGAATGCCGCGTTCACGTCCCCGGGCTTGATCATTGCAGCGATGCGATTACCAGTCTTCAGCTCCTCAAAAACCTGCCAATCGCTCAATTCGATGGGATGCGAAGCCGGTAGCTCAAGCCCTTCTAAGCGATACTGCAATCCATGTGCAAACGATTCCATACACTCAGCGAGTGCACGCCCCCAGTATGGATAACGAATGTAAGCATAGGCGGCTTCTCTATCATCATAGGAATAGATGCGCTCATATTCGTTCCCCATAGCCTCCCTCAGTTCGGCGTCGTTGCCTCTTTGTGTCATGACAAGCATTCGAGTGTGATGCGGTTTGAAATGGTGGAATTCATCCAACGAACAAACGAAAGGGATATAGTCCTTATCCGCCTCGATCTCAAACACTGTCTTACCGAATGCCTTCACGGTATACGGCGCCTCACAATCGGCCACCTTCTGCCCGTAATCACGCGCCAACGTTTCTAGCGCACTTGAGAGCGAATACCCTTTTATCTCTTTCAGGGTGTCCTTTCCGATGAAAGGCGCTTCGTTGATCCTCGCGGCGCCAAGCATGGCGCGCAAGACTAGATCAGAATCAACGCTAACGCTCTTGATTCCGTTAGCAGTGTATCCGTCGAATTTGATCATGATTGCCTCACAGGAAAGATTGATCGTGGTCGAATTTCTGAATTGCCTCTAGGAAAAGCGGCTGATACCCAAAAAGGGTAATGAATTCATCGTATTGATTCTGCAAACAGAGCATCCGAATTTCTCCTTCTTTCTTGCGGACTTCCTCTAGCTGCCAATCGCGCATTTCGCCACGGTAAACGGCCACAACGCATTCCTGCCGACGGATACCGTCAATCGCGTAACTGACGGATGAATAGTTGCGGAATGCCTGATATCCGTCATAGTTCCACATGATGCTGTCCCAATCAAAACGCCTCATCCCGGCACCCCTTGCGGCCATGATGCACATAGTCAGTTCCGCCGGTGTCATTCGATATTCGAGACGACGGTAAAGGACCATTTCTTTCATGAGGTCCGTAGCAATGGTGTACGGAATGTACCCGTCGATTTTTTCGATAGTGTATTCAACCAAAAAGAAATTGTCGTTTTCCGGGTCAATTTGGTCTTTCAGGGGGATGAATTTCATTCTTCGTCCTCATCTTCGTTGGATTCACATGGGATATACAGACCGCCAACAATGCTCATTGCACGGTCAAGGATCATGTCATAGTCGTGATGCAATGGCACGGCCGTCACAATAATGTAGCTCCGATCATCTTTTCTGGATTTGACGGTCACATATCGCAGGCCGGACATTGCAGCGGCGATCAAGTTTTTCTGTGTGTCATTGAGAACGACGCCAAGAATGCCACCATTGACGATATTGTTCAGTTCACGCCATTTCCCCCATTCGGTGATGATGAGGAAATCCAACATTCCATTATCCGAGGCTCCGGGCCATGCGTATTGGCAAGCCAGAGCAAGCTTTCTGGACCGGATTCGGTCACGATACAGGAACCAAAGCGGCTCACCATCACTAACGCCAATGCAAAGATTTTCGCTCTTTACATTTTCCGGCATATGTTCTTTGTACACAGTCGGCATATCAAATCGTTTCAGCGCACGGATTGCCTTCTCGTAATCGTCAAAAACCGTCGCCACGTCCTCGTTATAGTCCACCGATGCCAAGAAAGGCGGCGTACCGTAGGTCTCGCGCATATGATCCGCGACAAGATCGGCCATCGATTCCAGAACGTGCACGAAGGATTTCCCCTTCATGCTCTCGATCCACTTCAGGTATTCATTCGACGGGTCAGCAATGTACTTGCCGTCTGCGATGGCCTGAACAATGTCGGCCCGCACGTAAACGTCAAACTCGTTGCGATTCAGTTTCAGTTCGGTCAGGTTCATACGTACTCCACGATCTCGCCAGAATAGTGATTCATCACGGCAAGTTCTCGCTTTCCTCTCGCTGCTTTTGCGAACGACATGGCGTCCGCGTAATCCATGCACTTGAAAATGACCTTATCGACTAGCTTAAGGTCGCCCATTTGTTCCGTTGTCCGAACCTCGAAAATGCCGAATTGCTCGCAGGCGTCCGGATACTCGATGGACCGGCCCTTGATGTCGCGCATCTCATCGTTCTGGTCGAAGATGATGCGATCTCCGTAGAGACTGCAAATCATCTTCTTTTGCCATTTCTTGAATTTATAGTTCATCAATCCGCGTTCCCTTTGATGACGCCACCAATACGCTTTTGAACAGCTCGCAGCACGGCAAGTGTCGTATCAAATTCCAGTTTGTTGGACATGAAAACGGTCAGGTTGATGTCCAGTTTCTTCACCACCACGCGGGCTATTGAGTACGTTGCATCGAATGCCGAAGACAGGTAGCTGATCTGCAAATCGTTGAGATTCGGAATGCACACAACGAAGTGCCCACCGAACGACATGGATTCCAGCTCGCGGGCGATGTACACAGGGTCATCTTTCGGGAAATGAATCAGACTTTCCGGGATAACTGCGTCATTCGCCCCGGCACGGTCCATCATCAGGATTTGGTTGATTCCGTCGAAGACGCAATGCTCCGGCGTCCAGTTGAAAAAGAACAACCCGTAATCGTTCGTGATCTTTGTGTAGCAGGGAAGATCGCTAACACGCCTGTCACTCACGCCATTAACGTCCTTGATGCGAGCGTCATTCTTTACAACAACCGTGACAAGTTCTTGCAAAAGTGAGTTGATGACGACATCCCCGCTCATAACGGGAACCGGGGTTGCGTACTTCTTCCATTTGATTTTCACGCCCGGAATGGGGTACTCGCCTTTTCCGGTCGAGAAGAGTTCTTCCAGTTGCCGCAGCAAGATATCGTAATCGTCATCATCAAGTTCCATTTAAGGATCGTCAAACTTGATCGATTCGATAATTTCAGTATCAAAACCCATGTTTCACCTCATTAGTTGGAAAGAATGTCGCGTGTGATTTGGTCAATCAGAGAGACGGCGCGCAGCGGGTCAAGCGTCGGCATATAGCCTTGAACGTATCCGTTCGTCACGTCATCGAACGTTTCCAGATAGACGCTATCTGCACGCTCTCGCAGCCACTTCGATTCAGTCATGATGATCTCTTTGTAGAGATCGCGCCGACGCATCACAACCGCGTCTTCACGGTCGTCGGCAGCGAACCATCCAGCGAACGGATTGCCGCCAAGAACAAGCGCACACGCTGCGTCGGGCGAGACCATTTGCATAGCGGGCATGGACGCGAGTTTCTGACGTGCCGCATCGTATTGAGCCGGCGTCATGGATTGCGTGGCGTAACCGGCCAGTTCGGCACGGCTCATCACGTAGAGAAGGGAAACGTTCGTATACAGGGGTTTTTGGACAGTGGGACGCATAGTGATGCCTCGTTGGAAAGTGAGGACAGTATAGGACCGTCCTCACTGCGTGTCAAGCGTGTTGCTTGCCTGCTACTTTCTCGGGATGATGACGCTTTGCGTACTTGACGGCCTCGGTCATCAGTTCCTCAGTCGTAAAGTCCACGATCATAGACGCCCCCATAGCAACGCCTTCAATCCATTTCTTGGCGATCATCTCTTGCAGCGCCGATATTCTGGCATCTGGTTCATGATCGGTTTTGGCCACGATTTCATCAAGCGCGTCTAGAATTTCGTCGCGCTTATCGTATCGATCATTAACGCTAAACGGCTTGATGTTCGTTTCATCGACATAGCTGATACCTCCGCAAAGGGCATTCCTTAGATCGAGTGCATCAACCCACCGACGATATCCAAGCCCTTGGGCCAAGGTCTTTTCCTGCTTGTCTGTTACGTCGAACCCCAGATATCCGGACAGGAATGCAAGGTCTAACGTTCTCAGCGACGCCCCGGGAATGGGCATGCTCTTGACGGGTAATTGGAAGATTCTCATGCAGGTTTCCTGTTGATGTTTTTGGCCTCTACCAGATATCCGCGCACACGCTCCATCACCTCGAACGGGTCCATGATGACGCCGGCATCCGCCATCCCGCGCACGTATTCCAGCGCCTCATGCTTATGCGGGCTTCGGGCAAATTCCTCGTTCACGAACGATTCATAGAGCCAGCGCGCCGCCGTTACGGCCTTGACGTGCATCTTGTCGCGCTTGTTGCGGATGGAATAGCTTCGTTTCTGGGGGACCATCAAGGGCTGATCCTTCGCCATCACGCGAAGCCAGACCGGGGAATACTTCCGCGTTTTCCCGAAGTCTTCGATGCCTTTGCAAATATGCAGGATGTTTTTCCAATAGCAGATATTGAAGCCCGAATATCCGCTAAGGTATGCCAGCCCATCGTATTTGTTGATCCGTGCGAGAACGTCTTCCCCAGAGATCGCGTAGTGCTTGCACTTCATCGATACACCCCTTTCCGTTTTTGTTCCTTGACCGATTTTGCATAGCCGATGGCATCCTTTGCCATGGCCATAGGCGTCCGGTCAATCTGCCCAGACCATTTCCAGCCGAAGAGATAGTCCAGTGCGTAACTTGCCAATTCGGCGTCCTTGCACTTCCAGAGTACGTAGCCTTTTGCTGCATCGTATAGACGCCCCATCATCAGAATGGCATTCGCTTCCTCACGTCCCGAACGATAGAAAGCGTTCTTAGGCGTATATAGCCGTGCGCCTTCAATGCACTGAATCACGTCGTCGATATGCAGCCGCTTGTTGCTCGGCCACGCCTTCATTTCCTCATCCAGCCAATGAACCATCATCGGTGTGATGCGTATGCCATCAGTATTCACGAAGCCGGAGAGTTCATGCGCGAAGTTCTCAATCCTTCTTGCATCACCTGACCACGCAGCCCTTCGTAATGCGCCGACCGTAAACAGTGACAAGCATTTTTCCGCCATGTTCAATCCTTCACCTTCAGATTCAGATAGTCAATGAAGCCGCGTGCATACGTGATGGCGTCCACGGCTGCAATGGACGGGCTCAGTAAATCATCGCCGCGCATACGCCAGCCGGAAAGCCACGCGCTGACCGGGAAAGCGTATTTGGTATGCCCTTTAAACCGGCTCCATATCTCGGCCGCTTTTTCATGCGCAATGTCATGCAAAGCCTGCACCAGCAGGATATGCTCATCGTCCCGTCCAGCGCGTGCGAATCTGGACCGATTCGGCTTTTTCATGACGGTATGCTGCCAGCCATCCAGCCATCCGGTGTCGATGGTCTGCATCATCAGCAGAATGTCGTCCGGCGTCAGCAGGCGATTGTCTGCCAGCATGGCGGCGCGGATTGCAAGGTCTCGCAGTTGCTCAGGCCGAATGACGCGGCCAGAGTACCCGGACAGCGTGTGTACACAATCATGCTGCGTTCCCAAGCCGTTCGATTTGTAGGCCCGGACGATGTAGCCGGCCGTGATTGAGCGTGAGTGTTTGATCATTTCTCGATACCAAAGACAGACTTAACGTACTCTTCAGCCTTGAAGTAGGCAAAAATGGGGGATTCGAGGAAGTTGCCGGCGTATGCCCATCCGGACAGATAGGCTTCCATCAGCTTGCGCTTTTCTTCGCTTACCTTGTCTCGATCCAGCTTATCGGTGGCCACCTCCAGAAGGTCCAGCATCACTAGATGCTCTTCGCATTCTTCGTCCCAATGGAAATTCCACCGCTTGTAACAGACCACATTCCATCGCCCACTTGCGAATCGGTTATAGATGCTTTTAGGACCGGGGTACTTATCACACCATTCTTCCCGAAGAGCGGCCTTCAGCGCATCCATTTCCCACGGATCAAACATATAACCTGAATATCCAGAAAAGAAAGCCGCGTAGTGATTGTCATTGGCAGATTCTTCGAGTTTGAATGCCTCGATTCCCATCGGAATCAGCGGTTTTGGTGTCATGATTGTTCCTTTGCAAAGCGCACGGCAGCAGCGATGACGTGCCGTGCATTGAGAATGGGCCAGCCACCCCAGACAATCCCTCGGAATGCCTGATAGATCGATTCCGCGACGGCTGATGAAAGTTTTCCGTATTCCTTGCGATACTCGGCAGCGAGTGATGCGGCGATGGCATCAAGCGTGCATCCGTCGAGTTCCTGAATTTGCGTGTCGGCCGTAGAAGCCCCCAGAAAGCCCGCTACGGCCTTCGGCGTCACTGTAGTGTCATCGCCTAGGCTAGGCGAATCAACGAAGCCATGGGCCGGATTTTGTGGGCTGGCGTAGGCGTAAAGGAACGCGGGGTGTGCGTTCCTAACGATGGCCATGGTTATCGGCGTCATTTGATCGAAGCGAGATAGGCGGAAACCTTCTTCATCGATTCCTTGTTATCGATATCCGACAGGCCGGTAATCAGCGTGCGCAACTCTTGGGACAGGCCGTTCATCTCGCCTTCTTCGCACACTACGTCAAGGTCACGCAAAAGCCAGTTGGCGCGCTCGGGCATAAGTTTCTCGATGACCTCATGAACGGATGCCGTGCGCAGCGGCCAGATATCCGGCTCCTCTTCTTCGATCTTGCGGATCAGCTCGACATCCGCTTTAACGTCCATGCGATGCGCCACGACGTAACGCATCCGGTTGTTCTTGGTCCAAGTGAGAATGAAGCGCATGATGTTCTCTTTGTGGTGAGTGGGATGTTTGGAAGTATGGGGCTTGCCGTTCCGCGTGTCAAGCAAAATCGGCAGGCGATGCGGGGAAGAGACGGACGGCTACTGGGACGGGTTGCAGCGACCATCCACCATCAGCGCAACCGATCAGATAGTCCCGCGCCTCTTTCGTGACGTAGGCCGGGCCTACTTGATGGCACCAGCACTCAACGTATTGCCCGATCATCTCGACCACGATGGCCCGGCGACGGGCAGCAAGGGCATTCAGGCGCTTGGCATCATCCGGCCGGCTATGGCGCACAAATGTAGATGCCCCGCTAACGGCCACGCTCAGAAGGTCGTTCTGATGGACATAGGAAGCGCCGCGAAACTTTGCCAGTGCCGCACGGATGGCGTCCACGTCATCGAAGCCCCCAAGGAATCCGATCAGGTAGGCGTCGCTCTTGGCGCGAAGGGTCCGGAAAGACATACAGGCGGGCAGGTAGGAAAGGGACGGCTTGTTCATGGTTGGCCTCTCGGCTTGTGTGTGGGATGGCTGCATTCTCTCTAGTACCCGGCCTGCCGTCAACCCAACGTGCCTCTCAAGCTACAGACGGATGACAGGGGCAGACACACGCCATCCGGTCCGGCATCGATGCGTCGGCGGTCTCTTCCAGAGTAGGGGCTTCCGCCCCATCGCCCGTTCCTTTGGTAGACCTCCACTAGGCCATCGCACGGCCCGGAAATTACCGCTCTAATTTCCCCGAATTTTTCCTACCCCCTCCGTAATTCGCCGGCAATATTCCTACCCCCTCTCCCCGGGGTGAGAGCCCCCCCTTCCGGATGCCCCCCCCGGGGGGGGCTCGGGGCAATTTCACCAATTTCTCCCCCCTATATATATAGGGGTCAATTCAAAAAA